GGCCGCCAAAGGCATCGACGCAACGTCCGGCGAGACTGCCTCCACCTTTTCAGACGTGGAGCCCGGCGCGTGGTATGCACCATACGTCCGTTACGCAAAGGACAGCGGCATCATCCAAGGCTACCCAGACGGCACCTTCAAGCCAGGTCAGCCAGTCAACTTCGCCGAAGCTCTCAAAATGGCGTACGTCGCGCTCGGTTTTGACGGCGATGCCAGCGCCGGCGGCGAATGGTACCAGCGATACCTCCGGCACGCGCAAGCGAATTCCGTCTTGTTCGAGACGAACGTCGATGTTTCCGTGGGCATGACCCGCAAGGACGTGGTCTGGATCGTCTGGCGGCTACTCCGCGACAACCAGCCCGAGCTTCCACGTTCCGCTTCTTCCGTTGATTCCGGGCCCGCCGCTGCGCCCGTTTCCAGTTCACCGGCCACCGCCAGCAGTGCCTGTACCATCAAGGGCAACATCTCGTCGAACAAAGAAAAGATTTACCACGTCGAAGGCTGTGGCAGCTATGCCAAGACGACGATCGACGAGTCGGCAGGCGAGCGTTGGTTCTGTACCGAACAAGAAGCTCAGGCGGCCGGATGGCGGAAAGCGGGAAACTGCCCGTAATCGCTCGGGAAGTCGCGCAAGCCCGTCCGACCTCGCGCCGCGAACTTCTCACTTTATGACACCATGGTCGGGACTTTTGAGCACCGCCCCTGGGATCTACTCAGGGGCATTTTTTGGCCGGACGAGGAACGCGAACGGCGGCACTCCCTTCAACTGCCGTGCAAGTCCCGCGGTGCCACCAATTGCCACGCAAGAAACAAAAGTTTGCCTGGCTGCGCTATTACCCGGAATCAACCGCACCACCTATGCCGAAGTTCTCCCGAATCTGTGCGATCACCTGCTCAGGCTTCGGCAATCCCTTGACCGCATCCAGAATGTCCTTCCATTCCCGCAAGGCTGGCGGCAGGCTGTCAAGGAATCTGGACAGGTCTTTTCGAAGCGGAATTGGAAGCACGAAACGAGCATCGGGGACGAGTGTCCGATAGAGCCTGAACACATCATTGCGGTGCTTGGTAATCTTGCGACTGTCAATCTGCTCGCCACTGTTTTTTCGAGCCACAAGATCGAGATATGCACGTGCTTTCAACGGGATCAAGCACTGGACGGGAATCGTCGGGACGCCGTCAATCGTTATGCGGGAACTGGCGATGTAGCCGAAGTAATCGTCACCGAGCAGAATCGCGGAGAGGCTGGAAATGTCCTCTCCAGCCGGTATAGGAGTCAAATGGTAGCCGTCGGGAATCTGGAGGAAATTACGGGAGAACAACTCGATCATTAGGGGGTGTCGAGCGTCTTTGGGATTCTTGAAGCGGTAGAACGACGGTCGTGTTTCGCTGCATTCAAGACTCTCATACTGCCCCTCACGAATGAAGGTCCAAAACCGCCCGAAGAATTCTGTTGGAAGCGATTCGGCAATCAGAACGATATCCAGGTCTTTCGTGGCCCGAAATTCAAGGCCGACGCTTCCCATCCACAGATCGCACGCCGTTCCACCGATGAGGATAAAATGGCTCTCGAATCCCTGAAAGTGCATCAAGAAGTGTTCCAGACCGTCTACCATCGCATTTGCTCCAACAACTCCGTGAGGGCGGACTGAACTCGCTCGTCGCGGTCGTCTTGCAGCGACAAGTATAGGGAAAGTCGATCAACCACCTGGCTGTCGGGGGACAGGAGGCCAGGTGCGTACTTCCAGCGTTCAATCTGGACCGTTCCTTCTTCAGGATACTCGGTCTGGAGGAGTTTACGATCCTCGCGTGCTGCCTCAAATGCGGCAGACGACATTGCATACACCTTCTCACGACCTGGGCCGAGCATCGTGAGCCTTGTGAGCGCGGTCATCCCGGCCTCGTGCATCTGGAGATTCTTGTCCTGTATGCTTGCCCGCGAGCGCGTTCGCACCGGGCTTACCAAATGCGGAAGCGAGGACTCCCACAACTCTCGACGCAGGCGAGGGAGCGCCAACGTAACATGCCGACCACTGGGTACCGTCCTGCAAAGTGAAGTGATTGATAGCTCCTTGTAGACGCGGGTTAGTGTGCTGCGCGAGTATCCCAAAACGTCCGCCCATTTGCTCAGGGGCCACTCGTCGGAATCTCTCTTCATCTGAAGGTGATAGAGAAGTAGTACCTGTGCCGGAGCCGACAGGTGTTCCATCGGTTCATTCAGAATTCGTTGGCCCCCTTTCGGTTTTTCTCGAAGGTCAATCAGGGCGACTGGAAGGTAAATTTGCCTTCCCGGCACAACGAATGGAATCCGACGCTGGATGAGTCGCTTTCGATCAAAGGTGGGCAACGCCATGAAGACGAATGCCACGTTTGGACCGAGGGCTGTCCGCGCCAGACTTAAGTGCTTTTCGACTTCGGCAGGGGTTGGTCGGTGTTCGCAACGACAAAGCAGGAGCGAATATTCACGCTCAAACAGGTTGGCCCGATGCAACTCGTATATTTGGCTGACGAAGATCGGAAGTGACTTTGCGGCCTTCGCGTCCAGTGTCGGGACGGTAACGCATGCCCCAATCTCGTTCAAATACTTCGTCAGCATCGACATGGGAGATTGCATACCATCACCTTACAGGCAAAGTAGTTCGATCGATATACCGCATGGCGGGTATAGCCGGGTGCCGCGTGTCACATCCTTGCCCGAAAACATGCTTCACGATGATGCACAGTACCATTTATTATGAAACTGTGCAAATGCATGACGCATTTCAGGAGCTAAGCATGCTGAAAAAAACCGTCTTGCGACGGGTCTTGGCGAATTCCGGCTGCTTCATTGGCGTTGGAACTCTTCACTCGGTCGCCACGGTGCCGGTTACATCCACATCCGCCCACAACCATTTTACCTTTTCCGCCGTCGGTCGTCAGCCGAGATCTTCAGGCGCTGCTCACGTCGGGAATGTTTTGCGGGCGTCGATAGGTTGGAGGGAGCGCTGTCTCACCTGGAACGTTGCGTGAATCCCCCCAGAAAACGTCGCACATCTTCGCGGGTTGCGGAGCGACTGGAAAACGTCCGGATTACGGCTGGTTGTTCGGCTTCGGGAGCGGTCGGATCAACGACGTACCACAGCGTGTGCCGTTCACCATGACAAGTCACGACTGCCGGAGACGACGGGGCCGTCACTTTATCCGCCGGATCAAGATGCTCGCGTACCATGCGGCTACTGTACTACGAGATTGAAGAAGATCCATTCAACTGCCATCCTACTGCCACCCTGCCACCGATTTGCCACCGATTTCAACCCAAGAAACGAAAAAGGACTCACGGCGATTTGCCGTAAGCCCTTATCTCGTAACCAGTGCGGGAAACAGGACTTGAACCTGCACGACCTTGCGGCCACTAGGCCCTCAAGCTCCTTTGAGACTCGACCTAAACACCGGCGTTTTCCCGGTATCTGCACGTATTTTAGCCGGAAATCCCCGTATGTAAAGACATGCACAACTACTCGGGTTTTTGTGGGTTTTGTGGGTAACACCCCTGCGCAAAATGGTAGTTTACTATTTTGCGCGAAAGCAGTTCCTTTAGGTGAAATAAAAATGCCATTTTTTGGTGTAATAACAACATATCAGGCTACACAAGTCTCGATAGTCATTTTTACGAGCCGATATCTGCGTGGGACGGGCGCTAGAAAAGCGACCCCAAACCTGATTACGCTGTTGGAGGGGAATGCCCGTTCTGGTCTCCTCGATCACCGATCACACCACAACCGGGCACCACCTGACATCTGAACAAGCATACCTTATACATGAACGCATGAATAGTTAGTTGGGGGGTTGGGTAAATCGCAAATCGGTAGACTACCGTTTTGCGCCGAAGAGCAGCCGAAATAGCCGTTCACAAGCCCGGCAGTCTGCACTGAACGAAAGTCCCAAGATGTCGCCTAGGCCGAAAATTGGCTGTTTCGAGCCGGATTTTTCCGACCGCGAGTTCGCGTATCGTCGCTGCGATATCCGACCGCGGGCCGAACCCTATCAAGGGATCTTGGAATGTCCGGATTTCGCTGCGACCTGTTGACAGGCAGGAGGTTGCGTCCTCCAATCATGGGGACGGGTTGTCGCGATAGGGTGTCACTTCAGCGGCATATCGCGGATACGTCGGGTGATTACCGGTTTCGGTAAATCAGTGGTTCGGCACACAGAAACGGAGGTCGCTATGAGTGGTCCGGAAGAGAGGCGGGCAGAGGAACTCAGTCACTTGGTCCGAGAGTTTCTCGCAGCCAGTAAAACGGGTATATCGGACGATGGCGAAGTCCGTGAAGACGAGAAAAGGGATGACTATGAACTCGCATCATCAATTATCAAGGCGTGCAAGGGACTCGGTAAACTGAGGTCACTTTGCTCTCCAGAGGAATTCGAGAGAATCCTCTTGCTTGCCCACAACTACGGAAACCGATGGTCTGTAATGAGCGAAGCGTTTGCTGAGATTGGCACGTCGAGGACCATAGGCCGCCTCATATTCGGACTCTACCAATCTTCCTATCCGGACGAAGTGAGTCGGTCCAAGTCTGCGCTCATTACCGCTGGAAAGAAGGCCCACGTTTATCTTCTGCGTCACCTCGCCGAGGACAGAAAGAACCGAGAGTGGTGGATTCCCGTGAGAAGAGCAATCCTGGACGTATTGGCTGCGACCGGTGATGGGGAATGTATCCCGACGATAGAGGCTGTCATGCGAGCGGACTCATCCGTACATGCTGAGGCACAAGCCGCTCTTGCCGCTATCACCGGGGCGCGTGGAGCGGAACGAAGCCCGACGATAGAGGCTGTCATGCGATCGAACTCATCGGGACCAACTGAGGCACAAGGCGCTCTTGCAGCAATGACTGGAGCACGCGATGCGGAACTGGGACTCCATCTGGCGGCGACGAAAGGGGATACTGGGGCAATCCAAGCATTGTTGGCCAAGGGACGTGATGTGAACGAGCGGGAGTCCAGGGGTGGAGCCACCCCCCTGCATATGGCAGCGTCATCCGGCCAGCTCAGCGCCGCAGGGCTGCTGCTCGACAACGGAGCTGAGATCGACGCCAGGGCGCGGGACAAGGAGGGGTGGACTCCCCTTCACGCCGCAGCCCATCGCGGCCAGGCAGAGATGATCGCTTTTCTCATTAGCCGAGGCGCCAGCACTGAGGCACAAGACAAGGAAGGATGGACGCCGCTTCACGCGGCGGTTGACGGGCACCACGCGACTGCGGCAGAGCAACTCCTCAAAGGAGGAGCGAAGGTGGATGCGAGAGCATTCGGTGGAGGTGCGACCCCCCTCATTGCGGCAGCTGCAACATCTGGTGCCACTTCCGTAGCACGTGTCCTGGTCGAGCACGGCGCGAACATCGAGGCTAGGGATTCCGACGGGGGCACACCCCTCCTATGGGCGGCCTTTCGGGGCAATGCTGATACGGCAAGACTGCTTCTCGGACACGGTGCCGACCGCACTGCCACGACGAGGGGAGGCATGTCAGTGCGGTCGGCACTTGCGCAAACCGGCAACGCGTCGTTGCTGGATGCCCCGCAGAGCTTGGGTTCTTCGCGAACACGACAGACCGCTCCGGCGAAAGTTCAAGAAGCGCCTCGGGGGGCCGTTACGGCCACAAGGAAATGGTGGCAGTTCTGGAAATGAGCGCGACGAGCCGAACCAAGGAGTGCAGGCGACGCGGTATCCGCGCGCCTGACTCCTGTCGTTACTGAACAGTCGATCTGGCGGCCCGCCAGTCAACTCCGGAGATTCTCGCCGCTCGGTCCTGGCGGCCGCAGAAGTGATAGATGGAACGGGTCATGCACTTAGGAAGATCGGGGCGCCAGCTCGTGTTGGCGTGGGTTTGGTTCCAGCGATCGGCGAGCAGCTGGTGGAATTGGAAGTTGACGCAGAGGACGCATAGGACGGATTGGTCGCCGAGGCCCCAGGCGGGGAATTTGTGGGTGCGGCCGATGGCTCGCCAGAGACGGAACCAGGGGAGCAGTTGACGTGGGCCGTAGAGTAGCATCCCCGCGTTGATGCACTGGCGGCCGCCTGGTTGTCGTAGGCCGAGGTGCTTTGACCAGCGACGGGTTTGGTTGGAGAGCCAGCGCTCGAGCCGGTACTGCCTGGGATGCTGCAGGTCTCGACAAACGCCCAGGCGGCCCGGATCGCACTCGGTGAACGGGCTCGGGCAGTCTTCGGCAATGAGCATGTCGGCGTCGATCTGCAGGACGTGATCGTAACGCAGCAGATGGTCGATGGCGAAGGTCTTCTGCCACCAGAAATGGCAGTCGGCCAGGGGCTCGCGGAATGCGACAAGATCGGCGCCCCATCGCTCCGCGGCGCTCTGGTACGACTCAAGGGACTTGGGGTGAAGCACTCCGTCTCCGATCGCAAGGGTTGCGATGCAGTTGGTCATGCGGAATCCCTGAAGGCGTGGCGGAGGCATTGGCCGAGGAAGGTGGGGCTGGCCATTAGATGGTGCTCGGGGTGGCGGGCGAAACGGCGGTAGACGATGTGATTGATCGGCCAAAGAACGGCGGAGGAGGGGTTAAGCCCTCGGCCTCGACAGCACATCATTCGCGGAATGTTGCGGTAGAGGAACGGATAGTAGGGGCGGTCGGGAAGTTCGACCGATCTGCTGGGGTCGGTTGGGAAGGGGATGTGGGCACGCAGTAGACGATTCAAGGGGGTTTGCCTGCGGTAGGTGCGCATGACGTGGGAGTAGCGGCGGTACGCTTCGGCAAAGATCGGACTGCCGGCACGGCCGCCGAGCGGGGTCTCGCGGGCAGCGAAACCGGGGTTGCGGACGCCTACCAGGTCGTGGTCGGCGGCCAATGGTGCGAGTTCGATCGGGGCGGTGCAGATGGTGTCGGCGTCGACCCAGACGCCGCCGTGCTGCCAGATGAGCCATACGCGAAGGAGGTTGGTGCGGAAGGCGGGTGTCAGCGGGCGTGTGATCGAGCGGACTTCGGCGCTGGCCGGCATGGCAGCTACGTCGGCGGGGCCGATCAGACGAGCGGTGGGGTTGTGCCGCTGGATCGAGCGGATGCACAAGTCGACCAACGGCGGTTTGGGGCCTTCCCAGTAGAGCCAGATGGGCGGGATGTCATTGGTCATTGGTCAGTGGTTGGCGCTTACGTGGCGTTTGCTGGGGTCGATGGCGCCGGCCGCGGTGGCGAGTTGGTCGGCGGTGGGCTGCAGGCCGATCCAAGCGGTGAGTTGGGCCAGCTGGCCGGCGGGATCGGTCAGTAGGTCGTCGTAGGCCACGCGGTACACCTGGTCGGGGATCTCGGCGGCGAGGGCGTCGCGACCTTGGGCGAGCCAGCGTTGATGGGCGGCGATCGCCTCGGCGGCTAGGCCGGTGGCGTTGGTCCGGCGAATGAGGCTGTCGATGGATTCCTGGATGGGGCGGTCGGCGATGATGATGCGGAGGCCGTCGCCGCAGATCGACCGGAGTTGACGGCCGGCTTGACAGAGCTGGGGATACTTGATGGCGGGGAGCATACCGCGGCTTGCAGATTCTCGCTGGCGGGCTTCGATGAACGCTTTGAGGTGGCGCCAGAGCCAGCGACGGGGGCGGGAAAAACCAGCGGGCTGACGCCAGCCGCTCGCCGGGGAGGGGATGGAACCGGCGGGCTGACGCCAGCCGCTCGCCGGGGATGGGATGGAACCGGCGGGCTGACGACGGTCGGTCGCCGGGAAGGGGATGGCTTGTTCCATGATGGTGGCAAGGTGCTTGTGCTCGCCGCCCTTGGCGGGCGAGTGCTTGCCCCAGTAGCCGATCAGCTCGCCGGGTTCGCCGAACCAGAGGCCGCAGTGCCAGAGGGCTTGGGCGAGCGCGGATGATCCGGAGCTGTGTAGGCCGAGGATGGCTACGCACGATGGCGGCGGGAGGGACGAGCGGCGGTCGTCGGCGGACGCGGACGCGGCAGAACCGGCGGGCTGACGCCGGCCGCTCGCCAAGTGCTCGGCGGGGCGCCAGAAGCGTTCGGGGGGCGTCTTGCCGTTGATGTTGCTCTTGCCGCTGGCTTGGCCGACTAGCCATTCTCCGGGGCAGTAGATGCGGTGTTTGCGCTGCTGATGGAGTCGGCCGAGGTGATGGTCGATGTGGTTGCGGCGGTGCCAGTCGTGGCGCAGGAGGTGATGGTAGACAACTTGGAGCATGTCGCCTTGCAGGGCAAAGGCGTGGGTGCGGTTGACGTTGTAGGGCTGGTAGACGCCGGGGTGGATTTCGACGGGCGGGTGCCGCGCGGCGAAGAGGTGCTGGCCGCCGAGGTAGAGCATTTGCCAGTCGGCGGGGACGGTGCGGAGCCAGTCGAGAGCGCGGGCGGTGAAGCCGGGCGGGAAGAGGGCGTCGTCTTCGAGGATCAGGATCGAGCGGACGGCGTCGTTCAGGGCGGATTCGATGATCTGCAGATGGCTGCGATAACAGCCCCAGGCACCGCCGCCGCTGGTCCAGTGCTCGGGATGTCTGACTCGCTGGCCGTCGATCGCCGGGATGCGGATGGGCATGGGCCAGGGCCAGTCGGCGGGGAGCCCCTCGGCGAATCGACGCCAACGGTCGGGACGGCGGTCGAGGTTGATGCAGACGACGCGGGCGAAGGCGTGTTGGGGGTCTTGGATCGTGGTGGTCATGGGGCGGTTGCGGTGGCGTCGGTTGCGGTGGCAGGGTGGACAGGGCATTTGGTTTACCGGCGGCTAGCGCCTTGCCGCTCACTGGGCGCGGCGGATGGATTCGTCGATCAGGCTGCCGTAGACGTCGGTCAGGTCGAGACGCCAGGCGATGCCGGTCGAGACGGCCTTGGCGGCGGCGCGGGCGACGTCGAGCCAGCCGTATTCTTTGGCGTTGGTGCGCATCGCGGCGATGATGTCGGTACGGGCCAGTCTGCAGCCGACGGCGCCCCAGGCGTTCATTCGCTCGGCCAAGCTCAGGCAGTTGCACGTGGGCTTGTGCTGGATGCCCAGTTCGGCCAGCAATCGCCACAGCTGGCTGCCGGGTTCGGTGCCGTGCATGATCTCGTTTAGCCGGACGCTGGGCTGCTGTGCAGGCTGGCGTGGCAAGAGGTGGCCGTGGTCGCGCATGATTCGCTGTCTCACCTCGGGCCTGTCGCGAGTCTGGGCCAGTGCGAGGCTGACGATTACCTCGTTGATTTGCTGCGGCGGATCGGCCTTGTGCGTGCAAAACTCGCAGGCCGTCTTGTGCGGACGCGGGGCGGCGTCGATGTCGTACTGTTGACACAGCTGGCGGGCCAGATGGCAGACGTCGATGAATAGGTGTTTGCAGGTCATATTTATTCCTACGGTTTGAAGCACGCACCTCCACTCGCTTGTTGGCCGACGTACCAACCGTTGCTGATCGGTGGATTACAGGTACATGTCTGCCCGTCGATGGGCCAAGAGTAACATTGATTGATTGTGAGATCCCAACTGCTGCCATTCCATGTCCACCAGCAGTCTCCGGCACAGTCGTAGACGCCATTGTCGGAATCGTTGCCGTCGCTGCCGGAAGAATCGCTGCTGTCGCTACTGGAATCGCTGGGCGGCTGGTCGCTGCTGGAATCGCTGCTGGAATCGCTGTTCGAGACGTCGTTCGAGTCGTTGTTCGAGTCGTTGTTCGAGTCGTCGGAATCGCTGGGCGGCTCGTCGCTGCCCGAATCACTGGGCCGTTGGTCGCTGCCGGAGTCGCTGGGCGGCTGGTCACTGCTGGAATCGCTGGATTCATCGCACGGTCCCCAGCACGTGCCCTCGACTATCTGACCGGTGTAATCGGGAAGTTCCCCCGGCGGCTCGCAATAGCACGGCGCGGCACAGGTCGTACCATCTTCGAGAAGGTACCAGACGCCAGATCCACCGCTATACAGACACGTGCCGTTACAGGGGCAAGGCGACTCGCTACCGGAGTCGCTCGGTGGCGCGTCGCTGCCGGAATCACTCGGTGGCTGGTTGCTGTCGGAATCGCTCGCGCTCGTGCTGTCGCTCGTCGAGTCCGAGCTGCTGTCGTCGCTGGATGAATCCGACCTGCTGTCGTCGCTTGATGAGTCGGAGCTGTCGGACGAATCGCTGGACGAATCGCTGCTGCTGTCATCGCTCGACGAATCGCTGGACGAACTGCTTTCGTCACACGACGGGTCCAGGGCGAGGGGCAGCCAGTCGTCGCTGGGTTCGAGTCGGACGGTGGTGTTGGCTTCGATGGACTCACAGGTGGCGTTGTAGGCGGTGACGGTGAGAAACCTGCCCCAAGCATCCGTCAGCAGGCATTGCTGGCCGATGAAGCCGGTCGGGCCGTAGAGGCTGACCGGTCCGCTGCCGAGCATCAGGCAGCGTCGGCCGCGGCGGGCGGCGGGGATGCCCGATCGGCCGACTTTGGCGACCACGCTGCGATTGTCGGCGTGGCCGATCTTGATGTGGCAGAGCTGCTCGCCGGTGACCGTGGGCGCGTTCAGCAGCTCCATCGGTCCGAAGAGGCCCGACTGGACGGTCGAGCCGCCGTAGGGGAACGCTCGACGGTGCCAGGTGGCGATGACGTTGACGTAGGCGAGCGAGACGCCACTGATCTGGGCCGGTCCGATCTTGCCGGCGGGTAGCGGGTCGAGTAGGACGCAGAGGATGTAGTTGCGGTTGGCGTCGCCCAGGCCGGTGGCGGTGATCCAGGGATGCTCGCGGGTAAGCGTGGTCAGCAGTCGCGTCTTGGTCACGGCCAGCACGTCGCCGCGGCGTTTGTCGGTCCCGGAGGCGTTGCGGACCATGATCACGTCGGTTTCGACCGGCTGCTGGCGTTCCGGGGGCCGGTCCGAGCCACGCTGATACGCGGCGACCGCGGCTGCAGTCGCGTTGTGCTCGGCGGCGGTGGGCGGTTTCCAGGTCTGTTTTGGTCGAACTTTTCGCATGTCAACTCCAACCGAAAACGGACGAATAGACCTTGTGCGGCCGGGGGCGGATGATCTCGATGTATTTCAACTTCTTGGCGGCGTGGGTCTTGCCATCGCTGTTGGTCTCGGCGGCAGGCTGGTAGACGGGCGAGACGACATCGAAGCCGCTCTTGCTGGCGATCGTGATGCCGCCGACAACGAGGTTCGTCACGTTGGGGCTGGACTCGAAGCTGTAGCTGGCCGTCGCTTCACACTCGGTTTGCGAGAAGTTGCCGCCCATGTAACGCAGCTCGCCGGGCTGGTAGCCCAGGAACACGTCGGCGTTGGGATAGCCGCGGAGCGTGCCGACATTGCGGATGTACGCGGCGTTCAGGAACGCCTGGGGATGACGGTACATGACGGTGAAGCGGTCTTCGGCCACGGGTACTTCGCAGCCGGTCACCTCTTCGCCATTCCAGAAGACGCCGCCAGAATTAGGGCATGAGTCCACTGGGTAGCCGGCGATCCGTTCCCCGGCGGTGACGTGGACGTTTCCCACAGCCTGGTCCACGGTGATCTGGTACGTGCCCGTCTGCCGGTTGACGGGCGAATAGGTCACGCTGATGTCGTAGTGCTGGGCGTAGACGTTTTCGTGCAGCTGGATCGAGTTCCAGAACAAGGTGCCCATGTCGGTGCCGTAGGTCGCATAGCCGCCGACGATCAGGGCCATCACTTGCGACGAAAGCCAGTCGAAGCAGTCGCCGCCGTGGAGGTACGGCAGGGTGCCGAGGACCTCGAACTTGCGCACGATCGTGAGGTTCTCGCGATCGAGCGTGAGGTCGGAGCCGGTTTTCAGGCGGAGGGTGAGGTCCATGTTAGGTGAGAGGTGTTAGGTGTTAGGTGAGAGGGACCCGTGGGCTGACGCCGCACGGCTCGCCGGGGGTGCTTCTATCCGTAGGTGAAGGCGGCTAGGAAACGTTCGTACATGGTCACGACTTGTTGGTTGCTGACGTCCTGTTTGCGGCTGAGCAGGCCCAGTTCGCGGAGGGTCTTGGTCATGTCGTGGATCGAGGTGGCGATCTTCTCTTGCGGGCTTCCGCCGCTGCCCATCTGCCCGGCTGCTTGGGCGGCGGCCGCGGAGTAGGTCGGGCCGAGAGCAACGGCGTGCTGCAGTCCTGCCACAGCACCGGCAGGACCAGCAGGCGAGCTTTGCGATCCAGTTGCGCCTTGCGTTCCCGCTGCGGATTCGGCCCCCATCGCGGCCTCGAAATCCGCGGCGTATTGGTCGGTTTGCTGCTGGGTTTTCAGCCGTGCAAATTCTGCTTCGGCTTCGGCAACGGAGAGTCCGGATTCGATCTTCGAGAGGAACGACTCGAGCGCTTCAGAAACGCGGCCTTCCCCAGCCTCATCGCCAGCTTTGGCAAGGTCGCTGCGGAGCTGGTCGGTGTAGGCTTTGACCGCCTGGCGGGCGTCGGCGAGAACGTCCACCTTCTGCTGCGGACCTCCGAGCGCGGCCAGATCGGCTTCGAGTTGCGTCGTGTCGAGACCTTCTTGCTTTCCCTGGGCGATAGCGTGTTCCAGGTTTCGCTTGTGGACTTCGCGGCGGGCTTCTTCCATCGCTTCGGCGCGTGCCTGTTCATCGGCCATGTCCACGCCGAGGATCTTGGACATGATCGCTCCGGACAAGCCGCCCTTGGCCGACTGTTCGAGCATCCAGTTGGCCATGCTCTCGACGGCTTGCTGCCAGATTTGGGGGATCAGGCCGGCGACTTCCAGGATCGTGTCGAGAGTCGCTTTGCCCCAGTTGTTCCACTGGTCGGTCAGGAAGCCGGTCACCTTGCCCCATGCCTTGACCAGGCCGTCGCCGATCTTGCCCACGGTGCGGAGGATCGTGGCGAAGACGTTGGGAAACGCCTTTTCGATTTCGCCCAGGCCCTGGAAGACGGCCAGCTTCATGCCGGCAATTGCGAGCTTTCCGGCCATTCCCCAGTCGCCCGCAGTGATCGCGTCCTTGACGGCGCCGAAGGTGCCCTTGAACGTTTCGACGATCGGGAGCACGGCGGTCACGAGACCTTGCCAGGCCGCGCGGCCGTGTTCGGAGAACTTGACCCAGGCCACGGCCCCGGCCACCACGCCGGCCGCGAGCAGGCCCACGGGAGACGCCACCGCGGCCACGGCCGCACCGATCGAGCCGAGCACGCCCAGGACCAGCGGGGCCATCGCCAGCATGGGGGCGAAGGCACCGCCGATGCCCATCGCCCCCAGCAGCCCGGCAGCTCCGACCAAGCCGCCGGCCGCGCCGCCGAGACGGCCGAGTCCCCGGCCCATGCCGCCGCCCATGCGAGCCATCGTGCCAACCAGGCCGGCGGCCGCGCCTCGCGCGGTTCTGAGAGCGTTGAAAAAACCGAAGACGCTGGCCCGCGCCGATCGGAACGCCACACCGGCCCCGGTGCGGACGCTGGCCCACGTCGCCTTGAGATAGGCCGGATCCAGCGAGGTTCGCAGCAGCTTGTAGAACGAGAACGCATCGGAACGCATCGCTCGGAAGGCACGCCCCGCGGCTGCGCGGATGTCCTGCCAAGTGGCTTTGAGATAGGCCGGGTCCGCCGTGGTCTTGATCATCGACCAGGCGCTCTGGGCCGCCGGACCGATCCCCTGCATGGCCTTGATGACAGCCGGGACTGACCGAGCTGCGAACATGGCGGTCTTCGCCGCTGCCGCCCCGACCCCGGCTCCGATCCGCTGGCCGATGGCGGCCCCGGCCGAGGCGGCTGCCGAGACGACGGGCAGAAACGCTGCGCGGGCGCCGGGCGCCAGTCCGGTGAAAGCACCCGCGGCGACCGATGCCGCGCGCCGCAGGGTGCCGCTGATGACGCCGGCCGCCGTCGAGGCCGCGGCTCCCAGCAGCCGGAACGGGAACGCGATCGTGTTGCCGATCCCGCGGGCCACAGCGCCGACAGCGCCCACGGCCATCGCCGCCGTGCCGAGGGCCACGGCCGCCAGCTTGGCGGACACGCCCAGGGCGATCAGGCCCGCGCCGGCCGCCACGAGCCCGGCGGCGACGGCGGCGGCCGTGAGCACGATGCCCTTGTGTTCCTTGACCCAGGCCATCGCTGAACCAGCGGCGTTTTCGACCGTCTTGGCCAGCATCCGCAACGTGGGGGCGAGCGTGTCGCCGATCTCCAAGGCGAGACCTTCCACGGCCGACATCATAATGCGGATCGAACCGCCGAGGCCGGAGTCCATCATGGCGGCGGTGGACTTGGCGCGGCCCGCGGCGTTGTCGATGGCCGCCGACATCTTTTCCATCTCGGCGACGGACGCCGAGAGCTTCATGCCCGCGGTCATGCCGCGCAGGTCGAAGACATCCTGGAAGAAGGCCAGTCGTTCCGAGTTGGGCATCTTGGCGGTGGCTTTGCCCAGGTCGATCATCACGTCGGCGATGGGGCGGAGCTTCTTGTTCGCGTCCACGGCATCGACACCGAGCGCCTTGAGTTTCTTCTGGGCGGCCGGGTCGGCGAAGGCGAGAATGGCCCTGCGAAAGCCGGTGCCGCCCATCGAGCCTTTGAGTCCCAAATTGGCCAACACGCCGAGCGCTTTGCCGGTGTCCTCGATCGAGAGCCCGGCGTCGGTGGCTACGGGACCGACATAGGCGAGCGCGTCGCCGAGGTCCTTGACTGTTTGAGCGGAGCTGTTCGCCGTGGTGGCGAGCACGTCGGCCACGCGGGTCGCTTCGCTGGTGGGCATGTTGAACTGCCGCAGGGCGGCACCGGCGATGGCCGCAGCCTCGGCCAGCGGGGTGGCGGTTGCGCGGCCGAGGTTCTGGATCGCTTCGGTGGACGCCATGATCTCTTGGGGATTGAACCCGGCGCGGCCCAGTTCGACCATCAGGCCCGCGATCTCGGAAGCGGTGTAGCTGGTGGTTGCTCCAAGACGTTTTGCTTCGTTGGTCAGCATTTGGAAGTCGGCGCCGGCCGCTCCGGTGACTCCGGCGACGATTCGCATCTGATCGTCGAAGTCGGCGAACCGTTTGCCGATCATGGCGATCGGTAGCGAGACGCTGGCCCCGATCGCGGCCATCGAAGCGCCGAGGCTCTTGACGGAATCGCCGAACGCGGAGAGCCGGGTCGAGGCGGCTTTGAGCGCCCCGGCGAGTTGGCTTGTCAGCTCGTTGCGAAGGTATAGCCGCACGAACGCGCGGCCGGCCTCGATGTCAGCCCTGCTGGCCATGCTGTTTCATCCTTTCTGCTACCAGTTTGCGTTCGGCTTCCAGGTCCGCCCGCGCCTGACGCATCGCGGGCGTGTCCGGCAGCGGGTAGGACTTGTAGACGGCAACTGATCCGCGTTTGACGAACTGTTCCACGTCGAATTTGTCCTGCGTCCAGATCGTGAAGCGGACGTCGAGAGCGAGCTGCCGCTGCCGCTCGCGCCGGGCGTGGGCCATCAGCCACAGGACCCTCAGCGAGAGTCCACGAGCGGGGACTCCGCACTCGCCGGCGAGGCGGTGGCAGAGGTCGGCGGGGTGTTCTCCTGGCCAGATGCAGACGCGGCGTCCGCGGAAATCGGCGAATCGGTAGACGCCCTGGCCTCGTCCACCAGCTGCTGCTGGGTCATCGCATCCAGCCGCATGAAGGCTTCGGCCAGCGGCAGGATCTTCGTGGCGTTGTCCAGGCCGATCAGGTTCAGCTGGTCCGTCTGCGTCTTGCTCGACCGTCTCTTCATCAAGCTCGACTGCATCTCGGACCATTCGCTCGCCGGGAAAAAATCGGCACCCTCGTCAAGCAGCGCCTCACGCCCTCGCGGGATGGCATCGCCGCGAACCAAGCGGGCGAAGGCTCGAGCGGTCACTTTATGAGCCCGGATTTCCTCGCCGCACAGGACGGCGAGCACGCGGCCGACCGCGGCGGCATCGGTGGCGATGGCCAGCCAGCCGCCGGCGGAGATGTCGGCCAGGTCAATTCCTGTCTCGCGTTTCACCTCCTCGATCGCAAAGGCGTCCAGTTGGACTCGCCATTCGTTGCCATCGAGATCCCGAAAAATTGACATTGAAAATCCTTCCCGATTACGGTTGTTGTTGGCGATCATCACGCGGAGCGTGATGGCTACATTACGAATTGATGCCGGCCAGGATGTAGAGTGTTCCGGCTGAGGCGCTGTCGTGCGAGGCGGCGCCGTGGGTGATGCGGTTGCCGCTGAACAGGTTGGTGTCTCCGGCGTCGATGTTCCAGATCTTGCTGCAGCCGCCGTTGGCTTTTTCGTGAACGAGGTCGAGTTCCTCGATCGAGGCGTTGCCGGCGTCCTGCAGGTCGAGGTGGGCCTTGGCGCCGGTGTCGGAGGGGTTGCGGTAGAAGATGCCGATGACCTGCAAATCGTCGCCGTCGAAGTTGACTTCGATGGGCGTCTGCTTGACGACGGTGCAGGCGGTGTCTTTCGCCGGGAGAGCGTCACCGGCTCCGCCGTTTAAGCTGACGACGTTGCCGCTGACGCTGGCGAGCATTCCGAAGCGGACGCCGCCGTCCCAGTGAACGTCCACCAGGTCGCTGGTGAGGATGCCGTGGCCGGTCGAGAGGGTGGCTTCGCCGGTGTCGTCATCGGTGCGCGTGGTGAGCGAGCCGGTCTTGGCGGCGGCCACGGCAGGCAGTTCTTTCTCGACGGCCACGATGCCGGTGAAGTCGACCACGGCGGCGGCGTCTTGGAACGAGTATCCGGGGAACGAGAACGAGCGGATGTCTTGGGCGCGGGGCATGGGTTGTATCCTGGGGGGCGTTGGGGCGGGTGGCGGCGTTGGTTGGTGAATATGGCCTTCGGCCAAAGGGGGTCGCGGGGGTTGCGGTCCTAGGGCGTTGCCCTAGGCTACGGTGGATTGTGGCCTTCGGCCAAAGGGTGAATCGTGGCCTTCGGCCAGAAGCCATGCGGCACTTAGGTCCAGGCGCGGCCGTAGGCGCTGGTGGGGTGCAGCTCGAATTCGATGACCTGGCCTTCGGCGATGGGGCCGGGGGAGCTGTAGCGGAGCCAGAAGTCGCCGTCGCGGGCGGTGGCGCCGCCGTTGTGCCGGACGAACTTGAACGCCTTGCCAACGCGGGGATTGGCGTCCGCGGCGGCCAGCAGGGCGGCCATGTGCGTGTCGCCGTCGTGATAGGTCATGGAGAACTTCGGGGTCGCCGCCGCCTTGACGGGGTATTCGTCTTGCTGCGGCATGGTTACGCCGTCTCCGCGGGTGGGCAGGTCGACGTATTCGTCCTGGTTGCCGCCGGGATCGATGTCGACGATGTTCTTGTCGATCAGCGTGGCGGCCGTCGAACCGGCGGCGCCGTAGTACACCATGAATTCCCAGGCAACGCGTTTCTTGGACATGGGTGGGGCTCCTTGGGGTTGGTCTTTTGCGTGGCACGGCCTACTTGTTGGCCGTGTTGATGCGAAGACACGGCCAACGAGTGGGCCGTGCCACACTTGCGGCTGGACGCGTCAGGAAATCGAGGACTTCCAGGACGCTTTGAATCGTTTCGATGCTGCTGCCAGCGCGGGGGCCATGAAGGGCCGCGCGGGGATGTATCGCTTGGTTCCTTTTTTCTTGCCTCGGAAGGTGCCGCCGCGCTCGTGCATGGAGCCGAGCCAGGGCGGCCGGCCGCCGCGGCGAATGGCCGAATAGGACGGGCCGACGGTGACGTTCGTTTCGTCTACGGAGTAACGGATGGACCGCCGCAGCTTGCCTTGGTGGGCGTGCGGCGGGGTGCCTGGCCGGGATGCTTTGGGCGCGAAGATCATCGACTCGATCGCCGCCTTGCGGATGCTGGCCGCGGCGTGCGAGAGGCTGCGGAACGCGCCTTTCTTGGCCGCGCTGTTGACCGCGCGCATCCGCTCGAAGATCTTCGCTTCCACTCCGATCGCGCCTCTGCCCATCAGTAGTCCTCGTCCGTGTGGTAGGCCACGCGCACGGTGCCGGTGACCTGCCGTAGCGTGGTGATGTGTTCCCAGTGCCAGTAGGCGCCCAGGCCGTTGGTGATCTCGGAATCCGCTCGTTTGTCGCCCGGCTCGACGTAGACCGCCAATACGCCGTCCGGCAGCAGCAGGTCTTGATGGTCGGGGTGGGCGAGGTAGTCGTCGATTTCTTCGATCAAGGAGACCGTCGCGTCGGCATTGGTCAGGTCGTCGTCCACGTCCTCGCTGAACCGCTTGCGCACGAGGATCTCGACCACCACGTCGCGGCGATAGGTGCCGTTGCTGGTCCGCTTGCGGCTGGAATGCGAGGGGACGACGAGCACGTTGACGGTGCTGAAGTCTTCGATTTCCGCCGCGGTCATGTAGGTGCGGACGGCCCCCAGCGGCTCGGTGAAGACTTCGGCTTCGTCGGCAGCGTCCAGCAGGTCGACGACGGCTTGGCAGATTTCTTGGACTCGGTTGTTCATTGGGGCTGATCATCACGCGGAGCGTGATGACTACAATTTGTCAAACTCGTTTGGTTCTGATTTCCCATTCGTGGCCGCCTCTGTAGCTGGTGACCGCCGGACCGGCGATGTTGGGCAGGACCTCCCACGCGGCGCCGCCGGCGTCGATCAGGCGGTCGCCCTTCTGCGGTTCGACCGCTGCACCGTCGATCAGGTACGCGGTCTTTCGCACGAGCCAAGTCCGATCGACGAGGATGACCATGCCGGCGTCGGCGCTTTCGATCCGGCCGGCCTGGTCGGTCCAGGAGGCGGTGACGTTTGGGGTCGTGATTGCGCCACGCTGCAGAGTGACCGGTTCGCCGAACAAGCGGTCGGCGGCCGGTGCGACGAATCGTTCGTACAGCGTGTCGAAGGGGGTGGGCATGGGGATGGTGGGGGAAGGTTACCAGTGGGCTAACGCCACACGGCTCGCCGAGGGCACCGGTGGGCTTACGCCACACCGCTCGCCGGGGGCACGGCTCGCCGTTAGGTGGTGATGTTGCTCAGGAGGTAGGCGGCTTCGGTGTAGAGGATCTTCTCCTCGACTTCGTGGCGGACGCGGCAGACGTCGCCGCGGCTCTGGTCCTCGTAGTAGGTCTCGATCGTGCCGCCGATCCGCGAGCCGTCCTCGCCCCAGTGAAGCGTGCGGCTCAGGCAGGGCTCTTCGATGTTGTCGGTCTCCGCGACCCGGGCGATCATGGCGTACTCGTCGCTCCAGATCGACGAGATGCTCACGGCCTGGCCTTCGTTGGCCGTGTCGCGAGCACCGCCAGCGACGATGACGTATCGCAGATCGAATACGCTGGCCAGGACGGCGGCGGTGATCTTGCTGGGCTCGATGGACGAACCGGCACCCTGCGAGGCGATCATGTCCGTGACCTCGTCGCAGCGGCGGAGGTTGCGGAATACCTTGCGGTTGATGATCAGGGCGTTGGCCCAGAGTCCGCACGCCTGCCAGATCGCCATGACGGCGTTGTTCACGTCGGTCACGGGCGTGGCGTTGGTGAAGTCGTCCCACTCGTTGGTGACGCCCGCCGTCCGAGCGGCGAACGTGGTGGCGTTGAAGATCAGGTCGGCGACGCGCTTTTCCTGCGCCCGGAGCACGATGTCCAAGGCGGTGGCGGCGCAGACGGTCTCGAAGTCGAAGAACGAGCGGTACATCTTCGACTGGCGGCGGTCGACCGGGATTTCGATGCCCTTCTCCTTCGTGCCGAACGTGGTGTCCTCGAAGGTGAAGTTGGCCCGGTTGTAGTTGCCGCGGCTGTCGCGGCCGACTTCCGGCTCTTGCAGCAGCTGCTTGAGCGGGATCTTGCCGAACGTGCCGGACTGGACGGCCGACTCGAAGACGGGCGCGACCTGGTTGCCGATGAAGCCGCGTTGGTTCATCAGGACGTCGAAGTCGAACATCGTCCCCAGGTCGGGACGGTATCCGTTCAGTGCGGTGCGAGGGGCTGGCATGGGGTGGTCTCCTTGGTGGCAGGTTATTGGTGGGCGGGGTGTGGGGATTACCCGTGGGCTAACGCCCTACGGCTCGCCGGGGGGCGTCGGGGTTCGCTGGGGATTATCCTTCGACGGTCCAGGTGCCGACGCCGAAGCAGGCGACCCAATCGCCGTTTCCGTCCGCGATCAGGCGAACGCTTTCGCCTTCGTCGTCGGCGCTGATGTACTTGTTGTCCGTCTGCTTCGCGCCGTTGATGTAGATCGCGCCGGCGGCGCCCGGGTCGATGCGAAGTTCCTGAGCGGTCATCACGACGAAGTCGAAGTAGTCTCCGACAACGGCGTCCTGGGGCAGGGTCAAGGTCACGGCGGCGAGGGCGCCGAGGTTCGTACAGACCTTGCCGGTTTCGGCCTTGGTCAGCGTGTCGTCGGCGGTGAAGATTTCGATGGCTTTGTTGACGGCCGGGTCGTTGATCGCGGGGCTGGTGAGCGTCTTGTTGGTCAAGGTCTGGGCGGCAGCCGCGCCGACCAGGGTGTCGTCGGCGTCCGCCGGGCCGGTGTAGGTCCGGTTGCCGGTCAGCGTGGCGGGGGCCTGGTAGTAGGCCACGAAGTTACCGGTGCCGCCGGTCTGGCTCTTCAGGCCGGCGCGGGGCTTGCCGAGATCCGAATCGACCTGGAACGTGGCGGCCGTCGTGCCGGTGATCGCCGTCGAGATGTCGGCGTTGCCGACGGGCAGGACTTCCAAGACGTCGCCGTCGGCCGTGACCGACTCCAGGGCCTTGCCTTCGACGACGGTTCCGGTGCTGGCGACTTTGCCGTTCGCGGCTGCGTAGATTTCGTTGCCGCCGGTGATGGCGCCAGAGGCGGTCATCTTGCGGGTGCCTTGGGCGTTGGCGAGATAAATCGCACAGTCGGCGCCGGCGACGTGGTATCGCTCGGTGACGCCGATCGCCATGTCCGTAACGCCGGCATAGCCGACGGTTCTGGGCGAGGTCGTGGGGTCGGTGATCTTGACGCGGCGGAACGCTTCGAGGGCGGTCGCGGCTTTGAAGGTCTTGCGGGGGCCTTCGATGTGTTGGCTCATGGGTGGGGTCCTTGTTTCAAATCGTTGAACAGCAGGGAACGGAGGGAACGGAGTGGCGAGGGGGGCGATTTAGGGGCGCGCCGACTTCGGCACACACGGCCAACAAGTAGGCCGTGCCACACCGACGTTAATCGCACGGGACGCTGGCGTTGAAGGCGGCGAGGTAGGCGAGGTGTGCGTCGGGGTGCTGGACGACACAGGCTCGGGTGGCTTGGGCGAGGGTCTTGCCGGTTTGCTGCTCGGCTTCGATCAGCGCGTTCCAGTTGGCGATGGCGTCGGGGTCGATCGACGGCGAGCTTTTGCCGGTGGCTTTGGTGCCGACGGCCTCGACGCCGGGGCGCTGCTGGGCGGCGACGATCCGCCTGTTCTGCTCGGTCATCCAGGCGGTCTGCGCCTGGGCGAGGGTCGCGCCGGCGGCGAGCTGCGAACAGAGGAACGCCGGGTCCGCGCCGACACAGCCGGCGACGAGTTCCTGGTAGGACGCGGGACCGGCGACCGGGGGCTTGGCGAGTTGGGGTTGCGGGGCTGCGGGGGGCACTTCGATGGCCAGGGCGGCATCGACGGCCGTTTCGACGAGCGAGGTTTGCATCGGTTCTCTCCTTGGTTTGACTTGGGATTGGAGTTCGGATAACGCCTGGTCGAAGCTGCCGATGGCGTCGATCAGGCCCAGTGTTTTGGCTTCGGCGGCGAGGTACGCGCGGCCGTCGGCCAGCTCGCGGACCCGCGCGGCGGTGAGCATCGAGCGGCCTGCGGTTACGCCAGCCAGGAAATACTCGTTCAGCCCGTCCACCGTTCGTTGCATCTCGGTCAGATGCTCGGCGGTGATCTCGGTACCGGGGGTGCCGGCGCCTTTGAAGGCCCCGGCGCGGATGACGTGGACCTTCACACCCTCCATCGCGGCCATGCCGCTGGTGTCCTGGACCACGCCATACGTGCCGATCGAGCCGATCAGGGCCGTTTCGTTGGCGATGATCCGCGAGGCTTGCGAGGCCGCCCAGTAGGCGGCGCTGGCGGCCATGTCCTCGACGTAGGCCCAGACGGGTTTCTTGGCCTTGGCGGCGGCGATCTCGTCGGCCAGCTCTTTCGTGCCGGCAGCCGTGCCGCCGGGTGAGTCGATCCGCAGTAGGATGGCGCCGATGTCGGGGTCACTTGCGGCGGCTCGGATGTCGCGGCGGGCCTGGACGGTGGATGTGCCGCCGCCCATGCTGGCCTGCTGCTTCATCAGCTTGCCGGTCAAGCTAATCATCGCCACGTCGCCGGTTGTGTCGCTGCGTGAAAAGGGGACAGGACCCTTTTGCCGGAACGGCCCGGAGGGTGCTTCGCACAAAAGGGTCCTGTCCCCTTTTCGCGCAGCCTGCTGTTGCAGATGGATGTGCAAGTCCGTCTTGCGGAACAGCTCGAGCGTTTGCGTGAGCGCGTCGGGCAGGATCGCCCACGGGCCGATCCACTGCTCGTAGTAGGGAACTTGCAGTTCAGTCATCGTCACCCTCGTTGGCTGGTTTCGGTTCGTTGGCCGGGGCGGGTTTCGAGGCGGGGCGTGACCGGCTCTTGTTGCCGGGCGTCCCGCGCTGCTGGACGCTGACCTGCACGCCTTCGGGCATCGGCCAGGTCAGGATGTCCCGCCAGGTGAGATCGAGCCCCAGGCGGGCGTTCAGCTCTTCGGCCTTGGCGTGGGCCAGCTCGATCCGCGCCCCGTGGTCGGCGACGATCTCTTCCGTCAGGTCCCCGAAGTCGATCCCGCGCGAGGCCGCCAGCCGCCGCGGGGAGGACAGCAATCCCTTGGCCTGCAGGATGTCAGCCGTCGCGTCGTCCACCGGTTGGATGTAGGGCAGCTCCTGAGCGTGCCACACGTGGGCGAACGGGTTGACTTCGCCGGCCGGGATGTAGCCGAGGGACGCGCGGAGGGAATCGGCACGCTCGACGGCCTTGCGAAGCGCACTGTCGGTCACGGCCCACTGGCGGACTTTCCATTCGTACACGGGACCGTGGAACGAGGTCATCATCCAGGACTGGATTTCACGCCACCGCTGGCGGGCCTGGTCGATCGCGCCCCGGAAGCCGCTGTAGTTCGTCTCGCTGGCGTCCAGCAGGAACACGCACAGCGGCAGGTCCAGATTCACGGCGAGGATGCCCAGCAGCATCTGCGAGTGCTCGAAGAATTGCAGCCCCGGCAGCGTCGGGACGAAGCCCCGCAGCCGCTCGCCCTTGTACCCGTAAATCTCGAACCCGGGCGCGATGTCGGTCAGGGTCCGCGTCTCGCCGTCCGGCCGCGTTTCGGTGGTTTCGCTGTGGTCCCCACCGCCGGCGAATGGCAGGACCGGGGCTCCGGCGTCCATTTCGCGGAGGATCGTGTAGCAGGATTGGATCTTGGCGGCCACCAGGTTGGCGAACTGCAGGTCGTCCCAGTGGTCGGCCGTGTCCGCCATCGGGGCGAAGGCCGTCACACCGCGGGTCTGGCTGCGGCGGTCCGGCAGGTAGTGGTGGAACACCTGGCGGCGTCCTCGCTGGTCGCGAGCGGGGATCTGCGTGATGTCGTTCACGCGGGTGACCGAGCGCCAGGGCTCGATGTCTTCCTTCGTGAACCAGTAGGCCAGGCGTCGGCGCCGTTCGTCCTGCTGGACCCCATGCACGACGTTCTTGGTCGTGTTGCGAGGCGTCTTGAGCCGATGCCCTTCCTGCGATTCGATCCCGCCGTCTCGATTCGGCAGCGAGCAGATGTCGCCGTCGATGATGACGTGCTGGAGGGTCAGCTTCTCCATCCCGTGGAAGTCGAGTTCCTGCTGATCGTCGCAGGCTTCGGGCGAGCGGGACCATTCGGCCCAGCGGTAGCCGTTCACGTCGTCGATGGCCTTGTCGCCGCTGTCGCTGTCCAGCACGAAGCCGCGGCCCACGACGTTGGCGACCAGGCGGCGGACGCCCTGCATGACCAGCGGGTTGTTGCGGGTCATTTCGCGGGCCATTTCCATCGCGCCGAAGTAGGCGGACTCGGTGCGGTAGTGGTAGTCGGCGTGGGAGCCCAGCGTCATGATGCCGGTCTTGGTCCGCTTGTACCGCGAGGCTTTCCCGATATCGTAGTCGGACTTCAGCTCGGCGAACTGCTCCAGGATGCTGCCCGCCATGCTTTGTGGTCGGCGTTTTGCAGTCATCCTCGGAAGTTCTCCATCGACAGGTAACGGACCCGCCCGCTGCCAGCGCCCGTGGTTGCGGGGTGGGCATCTTTCCACCGCTGGGCCGCTTCGATTTCGGCTTGCAGGGATTCGCGGGTGAACGTCTGCGGGCCACGCCCGGCGGACAGGGGCAGCCGATTGCGCAGGATGCGGCAGGCGGTGATGAAGGCGTCGGCCTTCGCGCGGCTGCTGTCCTCTTCATACGAAGCGTTGTCGTCGTATGCGGCGAGGACTTGGGCGTCGGTCGAATTGCTGCTCAGCGTGGCCATGAACTGAGCATGAAGAAATCCGGGCGGGGCGTAAAGACAAATGGGGGTTATACCGGAGGTATATCTGGCGGGACCGCAGAATCGACGCTGGCGGACGTGGGGGATCCTGCGAGCGCGTTCTGCCGCCGAGACCAGCGGCAGAATACTCACACCCGTTCGGATGGGATTGGACGCAAGGCACAGCGATTCCGCCGCTTAGGATGTCCAGCTGTTTACTGGCGATTGCGTATTCTGCCGCCGGAAAGTCACTCCATAAAACCGATGGCCATTCGAGGGGCCGCTGGAGAGGTATCGCCTGCATGGTATATGGACCACATAAAACGCGTACCCAGTCGAAGGGAATTCGCCGCAACAGCTTGCCAGACAGCCGCTTCTTCGCTAGGCTCATGACTCGGTCGATGAGCGTTCTGTGGCCAAAATCGCCGCAGTAACTAATTATTGGTCCCGTAGAATTAGAAGTTCGTCCGCAGAACCCGGGGCCGCTGAAATCTCCGTTGGCCAGACGCCACGGTTCCCGGCATCGCTGGCTTCGGCCGGATCTGTCCGCTATCGCATCCTCTGTGTCCTATTGAACAGGAGGCAACAAAGACAACAGAGGCATGCCCTGGTCTCCGTTACCTTTGTTTCCTCCTGTTCAAAATTTACCTGCCCTTGGCCGCGCCGTTGGCGATTCCAAGAAAAAATCCTGTTGAAAGACCGTCCGGTCGGCTACGCTGCAGGGCTCCGATGTACTCTTCCCGCTATCGCATTCCCGGAGCCGCAGAAAAACGTGCGGCTCGTCTAGCAAAACCAAGCCATCCCGGCGATGGCCCGGCCTGCCCTGAATGTCCCGCGTCCACGTCCACGGCAAAAGACGATTGCCGCCGCGCCGGCCGTGCGGTAAGATGACGGTCGTTCGACTGGGCGACGGTCGCCCAGTCCCGTGCCGGCCGCGGACGAACCGTGCGGACGAACCAAACGATGCACGCCAGCGGCGGATGGGATCGGGCGGCATGGAAAGCGTTTTGACCGCCGCGGCGTGATCGCGGTCGTTATGTCCCTTAACAGCTTTGAGACCCACCATGTATCGAATTCTTGCATGTCTACTTGCTGCGTCGGCATTGATCGGATGCGGCGAAAGGCCGACGAGTCAGGACCCGCTGGCGACGCCATCCCGCACGTCCGCACCACCGCCCACCGTCGTCCTCGAAGAGGCGAACGAACCCGTCGCCACGAACGTCACGGCCGAGCTAACGACCGAACAGACTGACTTTGGCAATGAATGGAAAGCGTCATCCACGGAAGAGCGTCGAAGAATGGCGGATTTGGCCAAGGTGTACCCGCTATTTCAAGGCGCAACGAAGCCTCAGATCAAGGCGGCGCTCGGCGTGCCTTCCGGGGCGGGGATTGACCGATTCGGTGATGACGTGATGCGCTACGAACTTGGGGATGTGCCGGGCGCCGACGGCGGCGGTAAGTACCATTTGACGTTTGTCTTCAAAGATGACGTGGTTGTTACTGTAATGGGAAACTTTATCTCGATATCGCCTTGAATCGATTGGACATAACCAGTCGCTGGACGTGCGGACTGGAAATGGTTTGTTGACAAGCGGGTGTGAACCCCGCCGGAGTAGCTCCTAGCCAGAGGCTCCGTATCGAGTGTTGCAGCGTTGGTATAAGGGCGGCAAAGTGGGTGGTAACCAGACACTCCTCCGAAGTCCAGCGTTGAAGCGTACACAGAAAGGACGCGAGGATGAATGGACCGGGCGTAGCCGTCCGGCTGTGAATGGTATTGAGCTCCGAAATCTTGGTATCTATCGGATCCTGCCCAGGGCGTGTCCATACCTGAAGGCCACACCGATCACCGCGTCTTGGCAAGCGGTGATCGGAGACCCGGAGTCGAAGGCCCATTCGCGTGTCACATCATGTCAGCAAGGCAACCAGTGAGGCCCTGAAGTTCTTGGACGCATCATGAAGACCAATCATGCCCGTCCGAGTATGCCCGACAAGCCTCGCAAGCAAGGGAGGCAAATGACAACAGGGAGTCCGAAGGATGCGAAGTACCGTTGAAGCTCGACAACCGATCGAGTGGATCGAAGCCGGGTAATGCCGGTGCAGGGAAGGCATCCAAGCCAGTGCGCGTGGCGACCGAGACGCCCTCCGGACACAGTGCCGGACTTTGGGCGATTTTCCGGCGTCCACGCAGCGGGCGTCAAGCCCGCAGGTGCTGGTGGGGAGCCGGGTGCGTTAACGGCGCACGCCCGGTTCTGGGAGGGGCCAGGGGTCAATTGGACAGGGATCAAATATTGTGACACCACCAGAGGAAACGGGTGGCAACGGGGAATACAAACTTCGTCCTAAATCGCAGAGCCGTACACCCTACTCGCCGGGAGCGGCGGCATCCCGGCTGTTTGAAATGGAAGCGTCATGGGCCGCCGCCCCCGTGATGCCTATTCGTTCCGCGTCGGCTATGGCCTTTCCTGTAGCTGCTCGATCAGCCACACCACGGCGTCGTTGCGATTGAAGACTTTTCGACCGTTGGCGAGCTTCGCCCCGGTCTCCTTCAGGCCCCACCAGAGGCGATGTAGGAGGTTGCGGCCGGTGTGACTGCGGCTCTTGATGAGCTGCAGGTTGACGTGGGCTTTGCAGAACGAGGGCGTGCCGTCCAGGCCGGGCGGGTTGTCGCACAACGGGACCTCGATCAGCACGGTTTTGATCTGGCGGATGATTTGCTGGACCGACGGAGCTGGCTGGGCCGGCTCGACGGGGGGCGGCACGTCGGCTTGCTGGTCGGTCAGCGTGATGTCGGGCAGAGGCTCGGGCTGCGCCAGTTCCGGGGCGGACTCCGGCGTGGGGCTGGGCAGGGGCGTAACGGCTAACGAGTCTTTGTTTACGGTCACTCGGGGCATGGGGGATCTCCTTATCGGGGTTGTTGAAAAAGGGGGACAGGCACCGATCGTCCTGAACGGAGCCAGTCCCCGTTTTTCAACGGGGTTGAATCCATGAAGTTCCGGACGGGGTGTCTTGGTCTCGGGGCGGGGGTTTTTTGGCGGGTTTGGTCGGGGAGTTTTGTTTGGGGCGGATGGTCCACAGGCCCCAGATGGTGCGGGCGGCGATGGCGTAGGCGGTGGCGTCGAGGTAGTGGTTGGCTTTCTGGCTGCGGAGGTGGCCGGGGCGGGAGCCTTCGGGGACCCAGCGGTACGAGCCGTTGGGTTGCTTCTGCCACTCTTCGCTGAGGATGTGGCCGGCGTAGTTCTGGTGCCGCTGCCATTTCTCGCGGCCGGCTTCGTCGCGCGGGGGTGTGAACAGGGCGAGGCTGCCGACGGTGCCGAACGGCTGGAGGAAGCCGTGGTGAACTTTCAGCTTCCAGGCGTCGGCGTCCAGGTCGGCGAGCCAGATGCCGTTGTTGTAGGACAGGTTGCACTCGGGGAGGGGCACTACGGTCTGGCTGGCGTTCCGCTGCTGCCACGGCGAGCGGCCTTTGCAGGGGAGGATGCCGCGGAAGCCGGCCTGGGCAGCCAGGATGTAGACGGGCTCGACGCCCCATTGCTTGTCTTTCCAGCCGCTGTCAATCAGCGTCAGGTCGGGGACCCAGCCGGTGCCTTCGCGGTCGTCGAGCTGGCCCCAGGGATGCGTGCGGATGCCGTCCCACCAGGTTTGCAGGCCGTCCAAGACGAGCTTTTCGCAGGCGGCGGCCGGGCGGCCCTCGGTGGCGAAGGGGACGAACGAGAAGTCGATGATGCTGCCGGCCGCGGCGTCGGACCAGGCGATGGTCACCACGTGCAGGCCGTTTAGGTTCACGTCGGCGCCGCAGGTCAGGGCGATCGTGTCGTCGGGGACCACGCCGCGTTCGTGGCCGGTGCGGCAGTTGGCGCGGATGTGGTACGTCGTCAGATACAGCTGCTGGGCGTCGACTTCGGCGGGCGGATCGTTCTGGTACTCGGTCAGGAAATGCTCCAGGCCGCGGTCGGCGATGATATTGTAGGCGTGCTGGAGCGACGAGTTTTCCAGGGGCGTGCCGTCGGGGGCCGGGTCGGTGATGTACCGCGACGGGTTGCCCGTGACGGCGCCGGCGTCCATTTCGGCTCGGTGGTCGAGGTAGAACTGGTTCGCCCCGCGGGCCGTGTCGTCGCCGGTGTTCTGGTTGGTCTGCCGAGCTTCGATGTAGCGGTCCCAGAGGTCCTTGCGGTCCGGCCAGACGATGATGAACTGCATGCGACGGCCCTTCCAGGACGGTTTGCGGGCGCGGTCGATGTAGGTGGCCGAGAGGCTGTAGCTGCTCATCGTCGTGGTGAGCATCACGCGGGCCAGCCGCTTGCCGGGGCCGCCCAGTCCGGCCAGGTCTGCTTCGATCGTGCGGGCGCGGAGGTCCGTCTGGACGCCGCTGCGGGCCGAGTCGCGGGTTTCCGGATCGTCGATGATCACCAGATCGGGGCGTTTGGTGCCGACCAGCACGCCGCGGATCGCGGAGTCGAGCCCGCGGGTGGTGATGACGGCCCCGCTGCCCAGGGACTGTTGGCCGGGGCGCAGACGCGGATCCCAATGGTCCGGCACGCGGACGGTGGGCAGGACGATGTAATCCTGCGCCCACTTCAGAAACGTCCGCTTGCCGTTGGCCGTCTGCGTGGCTCCCCGCTGGGCGGTTCCGTCCAGGGCCAGGATCGGATCGCAGATTTCGGGGTAGTCGTCGGCCAGGGCCTGGTTGCGCTCGAGCTGGTACTTGATGTTGGCCAGGATCTGCTCGGCGTTGGGGCCGGTGGCGGCGGCGATCAGCGGGAACGAGAGAATCCCGTGCATCACGCAGTAGATCGTCACGCACTGGACGATCGAGGTCTTGCCCTCGCCGCGCGGGGCGGCAATCGCCTGGTCGCCGCCGTAGCGGGCCGCGTTCAGGATGGCGGCGACCATTTCCCGGCGTTGGTCGGTCCAGTCGCCCCAGAACACGTCGGGGAAGTAGCAGGTCAGGAACGCGTAGATGTCTGCCGAGTTGGCCAGGCGGCGCTGGACGTCGGCCGGATCGCGGATCTTGACGTCCTTCAGCGATGCCCGGATCTTGCGTTTGCGCAGGGCGTCGGCCACGCGGATGCCGGCCTTCTTGTCGTCGCCGGCCAGGCCGGTGATTTGCTCGACCTGCCGCTTCAAGTCGGAAACCGACTGCTGGCGTTTCTGGATTTCGGCTTTGAGCGTCATGGTCGTAGGTCGGAAGTCGGAAGTCGGAGGGCAGAGGGCAGGGCGAGTGGTGCTTGGTGCTTGGTGCTTGGTGCTTGGTTTGGGCGGCTGGGATTCGTTTTGGCTGCGTTGGGGGTGGTTTGGGGGTTCTGACTGCTGGTTTTCGTTTGGTTGCGTGGGAAGCGACGTTTTGCTCGTGGAAACCGGCGGCTGGCGACCGCTGGGGCTGCCGGAGGGGCATTGGTTGCCGGGGTTTGACAAAAAAAGCCGCATTCCCGACGGGACGCGGCTACGAAAAAAGGGAGCGGCCGCGCCTCGTGGTGAGGCGTGCAACTCCCCATGATGTTAATCTAGCATGTACCGGGAGTGTTTTGCAAGGCAGTCCGAAAGAAGCGGGGCCTGACCGTCAGCATGTTCTGTAGGTCGATGCCGTCCTTGCTCCACCACTTCCACCGTAGTTCAGCTTTCAGTTCGACGAGTTCTTCTTCCATCGCCTTGGCATACCGTTGCAGCCACTGGTTTGGCAATATCGCGTACACGTTCCGTGCCCCGCCGACGTCCCCGGCCGTCAAAGTGCTGTTGGCTAAGGAGCAAGGCCAGTGGAAGGTAGAGCGGTTGACAGTGGAGTGAGTCTTCCGATTTGCTATACTGCCAGCCAGCGATGTCTCTCCCGCAGGTTTCCTTCAATCCCCGGCAGCTGAGCATGGACGAGCAAAAGATTCAGAAATTCATCCAACGTTGGTCGAACTCCGGCGGCGCGGAACGGGCCAATTATCAACTGTTCCTCTCCGAACTGTGCGACGTGCTGCAGGTCGCCAGGCCGGAGCCGACGGTCGAGGACGACGCCCGCAATGCGTACGTCTTTGAACGCAACGTACTGTTCGACAATCTGGATGGCACCCACACGACGCGGCGGATCGATCTGTACAAGCGGGGGTGTTTTGTCCTGGAGTCGAAACAAGGCGTCTTGCAGCACGACGCCGCGCCGGTCCTGTCGGCTCGGCAGCAGGAACTGCGGGCCAAACGCAAACGGGGGCACGGCACGCGCGGCACGGCGGCTTGGGATGACGCCATGTTCCGCGCCCGTGGCCAGGCCGAGCAGTACGCCCGCGCCTTATCGCCCGCCGAAGGCCGCCCGCCGTTCGTCGTGGTGGTCGATGTCGGCCACTCGATCGAGTTGTTCGCCGAGTTCTCGCAAACCGGCGGGACCTACGTGCCGTTTCCCGACCCAAAATCGCACCGCATCCGCCTGGACGAATTGGCGGACGCCGAAGTCCGCGAGCGGCTGCGTCAGGTCTGGACGGAGCCGCTGAGTTTGGACCCCGCCCGCCGTTCGGCCCGCGTCACCCGCGAGATCGCCGCCAAGCTCGCCGAGTTGGCCAAGTCGCTCGAAGCGGCCGGCCACCACGCCGACGACGTCGCCCAGTTCCTGATGCGCTGCCTGTTCACCATGTTCGCCGAAGACGTCGAACTGCTGCCGCGGGACTCGTTCCGCCGCCTGCTGTGCAGCATCGACGACCTGTCGCATTTCGTGCCGCTGGCCGAGGAGTTGTGGCGGACCATGAACCGCGGCGGGTTCTCCAGCCTGCTGCGGACCAGCTTGCTGCACTTCAACGGCGGCCTGTTCGCCGACCCGTCCGCCCTGGCGTTGACGCGGGACCAGTTGGACCTGTTGATTGAAGCGGCCGGCGCCGACTGGAAGGACGTCGAGCCGGCGATCTTCGGCACCCTTCTGGAACGCGCCCTCGACTCGGTCGAACGGCACAAGCTGGGCGCGCACTACACGCCGCGGGCCTACGTGGAACGGCTGGTGATCCCAACCGTGATCCAGCCGCTGCGGGACGAGTGGGACGCCGTCCGCACGGCGGCGGTGACGCACGCCCGGGACGGCGACCGCAAGGCAGCGGTGGCCGAGCTGGAGGCGTTTCACGACCGGCTGTGTGATGTGCGGGTGTTAGACCCAGCCTGCGGCTCGGGCAATTTTCTGTACGTCACGCTCGAACATCTCAAGCGGCTGGAGGGCGAACTGTTTGCGACCTGGGAGAGCATCGCCGAGCGGCAGGCGCGGCTCGAAGGCGGCCATACCGTCGATCCGCACCAACTGTTGGGCATCGAGATCAACCCGCGGGCCGCCGCGATCGCCGAACTGGTGTTGTGGATCGGCTATCTGCAATGGCACTTCCGCACCCACGGCCGCGTGAATCCGCCGGAGCCGGTGATCAAGAACTTCAAGAACATCGAGTGCCGCGACGCCGTGCTCAGCTGGTCCAGCAAGCAGCCCGAACTCGACGAGCATGGGAAGCCCGTCACCCATTGGGACGGCCGCACCACCAAACCGCACCCAGTGACCGGCGAAGAAGTGCCTGACGAAAACGCCCGCGTGCTGTCGTTCCGGTACCTGAACCCGAAGAAGGCGGAATGGCCGGAGGCGGAGTTCATTGTGGGGAATCCGCCGTTTGTGGGCGTCGCGAGAATGCGGGAAGCGTTCGGCGATGGGTACGTAACGACGTTGCGGCAGACGTATTCAGAGCTTCCCGAGTCATGCGACTATGTCATGTACTGGTGGCACAAGGCGGCGGAATTGACTCGCACTGGTGCCGTGCGGCAGTTCGGCTTCATCGCCACAAACAGTCTGAGGCAAACGTTCAATCGACGGGTCATTCAGCCTCACCTGGAGTCTAACCCTCCGTTGTCAATCGTCTTTGCGATTCCTGACCACCCCTGGGTCGATTCGGCGTTGGGCGCGGCGGTGCGCATCTCAATGACCGTGGGATGCTGTGGCGAAAACGACGGCAAGTTGTCCGTCGTGACAGAGGAAGTTGATCGAGGTGAGATTGGAGCTGAAACCACCGTGGTGACACGAACTGGCAAAGTTCACGCCAATCTTACCTTGGGGGTCAACGTGGATCTCGCCGAGAGTCTGCGGGCCAATTCCGACCTCAGCAATCGTGGCGTATCCCTTTTCGGAGCCGGCTTCATCGTGACACCGGACGAAGCCAAGCGGTTGGGCCTTGGTACGACGCCGGGACTGGAACGTCACATCCGCCACTATCGCAACGGACGAGACCTGACGCAGACATCTCGCCACGTGATGGTAATTGACCTTTTCCAATTGAAGGCCGACGAGGTTCGCCAGCGATTCCCTGAAGTGTATCAATGGCTGTACGAGCGAGTGAAACCCGAACGCGACCACAATAACCGCGCATCGAGGCGCGACAACTGGTGGCTGTTTGGCGAAACGAATCCCAAATTACGACAACAGCTTGCAGGGCTGAAACGCTACATCGCCTCGGTTGAAACTGCAAAGCATCGTTTATTTCAGTTTCTCGACGAATCAATTCTTCCGGATAACAAGCTCGTCAACATTGCCTTGGATGATGCCTACTACCTTGGCCTATTGTCGTCGCACACTCATGTTTGCTGGGCGTTGGCTAGTGGAAGCTGGCTGGGGGTTGGCAACGACCCGGTCTACGTCAAGTCGCTCTGCTTCGAGGCGTTTCCTTTCCCCGACCCCACCGACACCCAGAAATCCCGCATCCGCGCTCTGGGCGAGCAATTGGACGCTCACCGCAAGCGGCAGCAGGAGTCGCATCCCAAGCTGACGATGACCGGGATGTACAACGTGTTGGAAAAGCTGCGGGCGGACCAACGGCTGGACGCGAAGGAGCAGGCGATCCACGAGCAGGGGCTGGTCTCGGTGCTGCGGCAGATCCACGGCGAGTTAGATGCGGCGGTGGCAGACGCTTACGGCTGGCCGGTTGACTTGACCGACGAGCAGATCCTGGAACGGCTAGTGGCCTTGAATCAACAGCGGGCCGAAGAAGAGCGTCGCGGCCTGATTCGCTGGTTGCGCCCCGAGTTCCAGAACCCGGAAGGCCGGACTCAACAAGCCATCGCCGCCGGGGAAACCGAGACGCCCACGACCGCAAAGAAGGCCGAGACAGCCAAGCGGCCCTGGCCCAAGTCGCTGTCCGCCCAAGCCGCCGCGGTCCAGACCACGCTGGCCGAACTAGCCGCGCCAGCCGACGAGGTCCAAATCGCCAAACGCTTTACCGCCGCCAACAAGGACCGCATCGCCGAACTGCTGGAAACCCTCTCGTCGCTAGGCAAAGCCCGCCAACTGGACGACGGCCGCTATGTGCCCATGTGAGCTGAAAGCTCTTGGCGGGTTGGAGCCTGGCGGGTGTGCCCCCCCGCGGTCCCCCCTACGCCTCCGGCCCAATATTGCCAGGTACTACGGCAGCACGGCGGTGGCCATCTCGTGGTTGAAGTCCGAGAAGAACGTCGCCAGCATGATCTCGATCACCGTGCGTTTGATCCACGGCTGAGGCCGTGAGCCCCGCTCCCATGATTCACTTCCAGTTTTCGATGGCACTCGTCGCTGCCCAGCTCGAACTTCCCGAGGTCCTGGGGGATGGTGTCCAGGTCGAGGCCGGTCTCTTGCTTCCAGACTTGGCGAACCACGTCCACCATCCCGTCGCGGAACCGCGTCGCTGGTGGCGTCGAACCGCTGGACTTCGCAGCGGCGGACGAAGCGGTCGGTCAGCTTGTGGAGGTTGTTCTGCTCGCCACACGCGGCAGTATGTGGTATGCTGTGGCCATGACTAAGCCGCAGAACACAGACGGTTCGGAACGTGAAGACCGGCCGGGAAAGACCCGCACCTGGTGGCATCCGCTGTTGGCGCGGCTGCTGGATTACGAGTTGGCAACGGGCTACGCCGTGCGGGACGAGGTGCTGGTCGGCAAGTTGCCTTTGCGGGTTGATATTCTGCTGATTCGTCGTGAGGCGGGGCAGCTGTCCGAGGCCGGGCGGCGCGATCTGTCGGTGCTGGTGCCGCTCTTGAATCGCTTTACGCTGATCGAATTCAAGGGGCCGACGGACACGTTGGAACCAGGGGACTTGGCACAACTGGCCGGCTGCGCTTTCCTGTGGCACAGCCAGCAGGCGGAGCGTGTTCCGCAGGCGGACGTGTCGCTGATCGTTTTGGCGCCGAGTGTCAACGAAGGGGTCCGTGACGAGTTGCGGTGCTTGGGTTGGGAGATCCGCGAACACGAGGCGGGCGTGCATTGCATCACCGGCGGCCCGTTCACGATGTGGCTGATTGAAACGGACGTGATGGCGGAACTCGGACAGCCGGTTTTCTCGCTGGTGAGCCGAGTTTTCCTGAAAGAGCACGAGCGTATAATAGAACAACTGACGCGAACGGGCCACGGAATGCTGCTGTGCTACACGCTGCAGCAGATTGAGCAGTTTCGCAGTTTGGGGGAGGAGTTTGTCATGCAGCACGCGGACACGGAATATATGGGCGAGTTGGAAGAGGAACTGCAGACGGCGGTACTGGAGGCGATTCCCGTCGAAAGACGTTTGCGGGGGCTGCCTGCAGAAGAACGCTTGCGGGGGCTGCCTGCAGAAGAACGCTTGCGGGGGCTGTCGCCGGAAGAGGTGCTTCGGCGTTTTACGCCCAGGGAAGTCCTTGGGCGACTCACGCCCGAGGAGCTTGCGGGTGGGCTGAGCGATGAGCAGGCCGAGCGGCTTCGGGAATTGCTGGAACGTCGGCAGCGTAGCTGAGACGGAGCTGCTTGCGCCGTCTGGACATAACTGCCGACGGGTGAGGATGTTGCGAACGACTTTTCAGGCACGCCACCAATCGAAAGTGGCGTGCTTTTCTTTTGCTGCTGGCACCGGTCAGGCCCGGTTTCGCCCGCGGTTTCTGCTGGCGGGAAACTCCGCGACTTTCGTGCTGCCGTAGGATGCGACCAGCTTGGGCTTGCGTTCCTGGCGGACGATCGGCACGGTGAAGGAGGCGGGCAGCGGATCCCCGGTGCGGAGGTAGGGGGCGATCTGCTGGAGGGCCAGCGCGATCGAGTATTCGTCGCTGCCCAGCTCGAACTTGCCGAGGTCCTGGGGGATTGTTTCCAGGTCACAGCCGGTCTCTTGCTTCCAGATCTGGCGGACTACGTCGACCATGCCGTCGCGAAAGTCGTCGCTGGTAGCATCGAACCGCTGGACTTCGCAGCGGCGGATGAAACGGTCCGTCAGCTTGTGGAGGTTATTCGTGGTGAACACGACTACCGTCTTGGCGGGGAGCTTTTCGAGGCCGTCGAGCCACATCACTTCGGCCTGTGGGGTCATGCGGTCGGCTTCGTTGATGATGACAACTTTCCAACCGCTGCCGGCCATCGGGCGGAGGTGCATTCGCCGCAGGAGGTCTTCGACCGCGCGGCCGTCCTGCGTGCCGCTGGGGATTTCGACCACGCCGCCCCAGTCCGGATCGCAGCCCAGTTCGTTGGCGAGCGCCCAGGCGGCGGCCGTTTTGCCGACGCCGCTGGAGCCGGCGAAGATGAAGGCGTTGGAATGCGGGGCGGCTGCGAAGGCGGAGAGGCTGCGGATGACGGCCGCCTGGCCGTGGATGTCCGCCAGCCGGGCGGGCTTGTGGCGGGCCAGCAGGTTGCCGTTGCGGCGTTCTTTGTCCTGTTCCGGCGATTTCTGGAGGCCGCTGGGATTCGTTCTGGCTGCGTTGGATTCGGCTGGGGGTTCTGAATCCTGTTTTTCGGCTGGATGCGTGGGGACCGACGTTTTGCTCGTGGAAAACGACGGGGTTTCGGGGGTGGTTTTCTGCTGGGCGTTGCTGGCCGCTGGGGACGCTTGGGGGGCGTGCTGGACGGCTTGGGGTTTTGGGTCTGCCGGGTGCGCGGGATGCGTGGATGGGGCGGGGTTGCTCGGGGAATGGGACGGGGGGGCGAGGGGGTTGTCGGCGTCTTGGAAAGACGCGGCTACGTGGGGGGACCAGCCGGGTTTCTGGACGGCGACCATGACGGCCTTGACGCCGGTTCGGCGGAAGGCGTTGGAGCTGTTGAAGGCATCGTCCGGGAGTTCCACCACGTCCCCGTCCATTTCTTCCAGCCACGCGCGGAAGCCGGTTGCCCGGCTGGTCTGGCGGAAGCGGAAGCCGTTGGACATGATGGCGACCAGGCGGCCGCCGGGCTTGACGTGGTTGAACGCCTGGCGGACGTTGGCCATGTCGGCGCCCTTCTCGAACGGCGGGTTCATCAGCACGCGGTCGTACTGGCGGCCGTTGCCGGTCCATTCGGTGAAGTCGCCGCCAACGACGGCGTGGCCTTTGGCTTTGAGGATTTTCTGCAGCGCGGGCCGCAGTTCGATGGCGTCGAGGTCGGTGTGGGGGAATGCCTGCTTGACGCGGTCGCAGATGGAGCCGATGCCGGCGGAGGGTTCGAGGACGGTCTGGCCGTCGTGCATGTCGGCGGCGGCGAGCATCAGGTCTATCACGGGGTCGGGGGTGGGGAAGAAGCCTTCGATGTTGGCGTTGCGGAGCTGGTCGATCATGTGTTTGATTTCGAGCTGGCGGGCAGAATTCACCGGGGGGCTGACGCCGCCCCGCTCGCCCGGCTGCTGCGCCGGAGTCTTGGCGTTGTCGGCCAGGACGCGGACGGCTTGGGCTTCGGGGGTGCCGTCGATCCAATCTGGTCCGTCCACGTAGTAGCCGTGGTAGCCGTTGCTGACCATGACGCCTTTGCGGGCGGCGATTTGCAGGAAGCGGTCTTTCGTGGGGACGAAGTTGGCGAGGGCGGCGGGGCGGTCGCCTTGTTCGAGCATGGCGGAGTAGGCGCGGATGAATTCGGCGGCCCGCTGGAGTTGGGCGCCTTCGCGCTCGGCCGAACGGGCGTGTTTCAGCATGCGGGGCGTATGCGCGGGGCGATCGCGGAACTTGTCGGCGACTTGCCGGTCGAGGGTTTCGGCGAGCCTCTGGAGGGCGGCGGGGGAACGGCGGGCGGGGGTCTTCGCGGCGGCTTTGGTTGTGTTGGTGCGGGACATGGTTTGGTTCGCTTTCGTTTTGAATGTGAGTAATGGGACGAATGGGACTGATGCGAGTAATGGGGTTGCAAGAACGAAAACGGGTGCCCGTGTGAAGGCGGGCACCCGTGGGGATGCTGACTGCCGAGCCGGGCGGACGCTGACGGCTTCAGTCTTCGTGGGGGTACATGATCGTGATGCAGGGGGCGCCGTTGTCGTCGCCGCCGATGACGGCTTTCAGGGTGACGAGCTTGGCGCGGGGGTGGCGTTCGGAGCCGATCGGGATGTTGGGGACGACTCGCAGGCGGTAGAGGATCTCGCTGCGGTCGCGGCCGCCGGAGCGGACGGCACAGACGAACATCCAGAGGACGTCCCACAGCCGGCCTTTGATGTCCTGGCAGGGGGCGAGTTGCTGGCCGTCGCCTTCGATGGGCGAGACGCAGTCGGCGAAGGCCGTGGTGGTCATCGCGACCGGGATGGTGATGCCGACTTCGCGAACCATCGCGGGGACCCAGGCGTCGGTCGTGGCGCTGAGATCAACCAGCACGCCGTCGGCGATGGCTTGCTGGCGGGTGTAGGCGTGGATGATGGGGCCGAACAGGTTTTCTAAGGGAGTGGTCATGGTGGGGTTCCTTTCGCGGGAATGGGAATGATGGGACCAAGGGGACTTATGGGAGCGAGGGACGGTCAGAACAGCTCTCGCGTGGTGCGGACGGTACCTTTGCCTTTGGTCTGGGCGACAGGCTTGGCGCCGCCCCGCTTCAGCTCCCAGAGGCGGTAGGCTTCGTCTTCGTAGGGGTCTTTTTCAGCGGGCTCGGGGACGAGTCGCGTGCTCTCGGTGCGGAAGTATTCCAGGCCGCGGCCGAGGGCTTTGCCGCGGCTGGTGTGCTGGTCGCAGGTCCACTCGGGCACCTGGGGCGTGTAGCCTTCGAGCTGGCTGCGGAGGCCGACGGCGGCTTGGAAGTGGTCCCCTTCGCGGGACTTGGGGGCGCGGCATAGGGCGCGGATGGCGGTGCCGACGGCCATTCGCCACTGGCCGAGCTTGTCGGGGTTGTACCAATCGCGGGCTTGCTCGCAGCAGGTGTGGACAAGGGGGATGACGCTGGGGCAGGCGAGGCCGATGTCTTCGTGGCTGATGATCTCCAGCCGGTTGGTGAGCCACGTGCCGAATGCCTTGGACGTGTGGCCCATCTCGCAGGCCATCTCCATCGCTTCGCGCTCGAGGCCGCGGCGGATGAACTTCTGCAGCGAGCTGATGCAGTCGTGAGGTGACATGCCGTGGATGGTTTTGGGAATCATGGTCATGGGACGGTCTCCGTGAGGTAAGGGAAGGGGGAAACACAGGGGCGAGGGACCGGTGGGCTGACGCCACACCGCTCGCCGGGGAAGGGACAGAGCCCGCCGAGGGCGTTTCACCCCCGGGGTCGGATGATCCGAGCGGGCTGGGGGTCAGGGGTCGAAGCCGAGTCCGGCTTCGGCCATGCTGAGGTAGCGGCCGGGCTCGCCGATGATGACGTGGTCGAGCACGCGGATGTCGAGCAGCTTGCCGGCTTCGATCAGTCGCCGGGTCAGGGCGATGTCCTGGCCGCTGGGATCGGGGTCGCCGCTGGGGTGGTTGTGGCAGAGAATCACGGACTTGGCGGCGATGCCGATGGCGGGCCGGAAGACTTCGCGGGGATGGACGATCGTTTGGTCCAAGAGTCCGAGCGTGATCAGCTCGACTCGCAGGATGTGTTGCTTCGTGTCCACGAACAGCGCCCAGAAGTGTTCCTTAGCTTGGTCAAGCTCGCTCTCGGCTTGCAGGATGGCCCAGAACACGGGGGCGACGTCGGCGGGTTGGCAGATCTGTTTTTTCTTGGTCTTCAGTTGCATGGGAGTTGCCTTTCGGTTGGAAGTGAGGGACTGGCAAACGAAGAGAGACAAGCGGAGCGGTTGCGCTGGGCTTGCCTCTTGCCAGGACGTGAGGGCGGTTAGCGGGCTTCGACGTTTTCCCGCTCGCGTTGCTTCAGCCACTGCTTCCATTCGCGGTCGGCTTTGCGCTGGGCGGCCTGCTCCGCCCGGATCTCGGCTTTGGTCTTCGGCTTCGGGGGCTCGACGTTGACCGGCTCGGGCGTGGGCTCGTCGGAGACGATGGGTTCCGGCTCCAGCTCCGGCGGCGGGGGCGGCGGGTCTCCGATGCCGGCCAGCCGCTTCAGGGCTTCGCGGGCGAGGTAGACGGCCCCGTATTCGCTGTAGACGCCGGAGATGATGATGGCGTTGGGGTCGTTGGTGACCAGCGTGATTTCCGATCGCATGGGCGGACGCGGCCTGCCAAGGGTCTTGCAAGGGGCGCCGTTCAGGCACTTGGCACGGAACATCAGGCTGCGGTAGAACCAACCAGAGACGGCGGCCGCGAAGGTGGCGATGTCCAGTGGGTCGCCAGCCCGCTTCAAGCAGACCGCGTTGCAGTGGCCGGTGCGATCCGAGTAGCACTTGTCCGCACAGTGAACGACCCACAATTCCACGCGGAAGTCGGCTTGTTCCAGGACGTGGGTCATGGCGATCGCGGCCGCGCCCCGCCAGAGGATGTCTTCGTGGTCGATGCTGGCGTTGGCGTTCAGGTCGATCACGATGGTGACGGTCTGCGGGCCAGCCGTGTTCTGGCGTTCGCATCGCCGCCAGAACTCTTGTCCGGACCGCAGGCGGTCGTAATCGAGTTCGCTGCCGTCGTCCTGGGCGAATCGCGTCTTGCGTTTGCGGGACTTGGGTTTGGGCAGGTCCGTGGATTCGAGTTGCTCGACCATACGTTCCACGATCTGGCAGCCGTCGTCCCACGGTGACCGGGCGGCCGAGTAGACGTCGGGCCACGAGTAGAAGGACCGGCCAATCCAGTCCAGTCGGCCGAACGGGTTGACGTTCTTCGTTGTGCTTTCGCGAACGGCTTGGCAGCTCGCGATCAGGTCTTCCACGCTGTCGAACGTGCGGACGTGTGTCTGGTAATTCTGCTGGTAGTACATGCTTCACCCCCGTGCCTTTCGGATTTCGTCGTCTCGCCAACCACTGAACAGCTTGCTGTCAACCTTGTCGTAGGACCAACCGGCCTGAACCATGCGGTGTGCCTTGATGATGAACCGCGTGCTGACGATCCGTTCGAGGCGGTTGCGTCGGGCGTTCTCGCGGTAGGCCAGCAGGCGGGCGTACAGCTCCGCGTCCGGGCAGAGTTGGCGTTCCAAGCTCTCGTCGTAGTCCATTGGGACGGTCCCGATCCGGAAGCGATCGAGCGTGCTTTCGTCCAGCTGGTTGCGGCCCACATACTGGCGGTCCGCGCCGCGGCCGAACGTGTTGGCGGCGGCGATGCAGATGAAGTCGGGGTGCCGCTTGGCAACCGGCTTGTCGTGTCTGCTGGGGACGGACAAGTGGCCGTTGGCCAAGGCGCTGTTGATGACGAGTAGGACGTTGCTGTCGGCGGCGTCGATCTCGTCGAACAGGAAGACGCCCCCGTTCTCGTAGCAATCGAGGAACTGCGTCCCTTGGAACTCGAACTGCCCGTGCTCCCCGGCGGGGACGCAGCGGCCGAGCAGCTGCGATTCCGACATGCCGGCCGAGCAGGAGATGGAGCCGAACCGCAGGCCGAGGGCGTCGGCGACTTGCTTGGCAAGGTGCGACTTGCCGCAACCGGCCGGACCCGGCAGGAAGATGTCTTCCCGGACGGAGGCGAGTTCGAGCACTTCGGGGAAGATCGGATGGACGGCCCCTTCGATCCGGACGGGGTCGCGATCGGGCTGGCGGATCTCCAGCACCTTGAAGCCGCCGGACTGTTCGAGCTTGGCTTCAAGCTGTTCGACCCGGCTGGTCAGGCTGGCGATCCGTTCCTTGGCGTCTTCGGTCAGGTCCGCGGCCGGGGCCGGGTGGTTGTCTTCTCCGTCGCCGTTTCCGCCGGGGACGGCGTGGTAACAGTCTGCGTGTGCCCAGCGTTGGGTTCCGTTGGCAAACTTGCGGACGAGTCTGATCGGCTCGCCCTTTTCGATCTGCTTGAAGCAGATGGCGCACTTTGCCTTGACGGTGGCGAGTTCGTGCTGTAGGGTAACGGACATTGCATTTCTCCTTGCGTCGTAAGGGGGAATGAAAAAGGCCCGGTGCGGGGGCAACCGCATCGGGCCAGTTTCGTTTGGGGACAGGGTTCGTTTAGGGACTAGGGAAGGACATCGACTTCGAGCAGCTGGCGGGCGCCGCCGCATTCGGCTTTCAGTCGTTTCCAAGCCAACTGGCGGGCTTCGGTCAGGGTTCCGGTGGCGGCCACGGTCTGGCTGCTGAAGCGGCCGTTGCCGTCGGTGAAGTGAAGGTCCAAGTACCACTGGCCCCAGCCGCGGGGCTTGTGTCCGTGGGCGAATTCAAACTGTTCGGTGTTCGTGCGTGCCATGTGCGTGCCTTTCGTGTGAGGACTTGGGTTTCGTCGCAACTCATCAGGGCAGGCTGCGAATGCCTGCCGACCCAAGGGGGAGCGTTTACCACCGCTCCCCGATCTGGTCTTGCCTTGCTAACCAGCCGGGCCTTGTTCCGGTCTGCCACCCACAAGTGAGGAGGTCTGGTTTGGGCGTCCTTGCCGCGTAACTTGGTTGTCAAAGATCGCTTGGAGTTAGCTGACTTTGGTTCCGGCTTCTGTGTGTGCGTAGTGCCAAAGCCAACTTCCACTGTCCCTAATTTCGACTGTCCTTCGGGGGGTGACAACCCGACCTGAACGTGTTGGAACAAGATTTTTCAAAATTCCCCGACCGGGGGTGGCGCGTTGCCGTTATTTCCCTGGACAGAATGCGTTGTGGACCGATTGGTCATTTGGAAAAATTTTTGCGAGAAGGCGGAGAAATGCCGTGTTTTGCGGGCTGCTGGCGGTCCGCGCAGGACGATTTCTGCGCTGGCGGGCGGGGACTGGACGGGGCCGCACGGGGGCCAAAGCTGGCGCGGAGCGACTGAGAAGCACGGCTGGAGCCGGGGCCGGCTGGGCGGGGAGTTGCGTTCGCCCAGCCGGACACCCGGCGATGTTTCCACTACGCCTTCACGGTGTGCCGCCGGGTCGCCAGGATGTCGGCGGCCGCGGCGGCGATGTTCACCACGTCGGCGATCCAGCCGACGGCCAGCGATTGCTCGACGCGGTCGCGAGGGGCGGTGCAGAGCTGGTCGTAGTCGAGGACCGGGATGTTGAGCGCCGCGGCGGACTGGCGCATCAGGATCCAGCTCACCTCGTGGGCGCGTTTTGCCCTGGCTGTCAGGTCCCCGGTCTGGCGCACGATGTGGCCGCGGTCGGCCAGGGCGTTGTAGATGGCGTCGTACCAGGCGAGCACGCGCAGGCGGCTGGGCGGAAAGACGCTGGACGCCGCGCGGTAGAGCATGACGATGCGGAAGTGGCGGGCGTACCAGGCGACCTTGAGCGGGGAGAAGTTTTCCTTGTCGAAGTTGTACGGCTCCGCGGCCCACGTCGTGCGGTATAGCGATTCGAGGGTTTCGACCTGGCGGTCCCAGGGCACGCCGATGTTGGCGTAGCACGAGGCCAGCTCGCAGCCGAAGGCGGCTTCGAGCCTGGTCCCGTGCCGCGGGTTGCAGATCGGGTTGAAGAACTCTTTGTGGTAGTACCGCAGGCCGCCTTGCCGCGCAAGGATCGGGCAGAGCCAGTCGGTGCCCGAGTTCGGCAACGACAGAATCAGATACTGGTCGCGTGCTTGACCCATCGGGGGATCGCCTTTCCAAGTGCCTGAGTGTGCGGGTCGCCGTAGTTCACCAGCACGGCCGCCAGCTCGTTCATGCAGTCGGCGGGCGTGCCGGCGCGGAGCGTGACCGCGTCCACGTCCTTCCAGAAGGTCTCGTTGCGTTCGATGCCGGCGGCTTCCTTGACCAAGTTGCGGAACGGGTTGCTGGCCCGATGATGGTCCACGACGGGGAGGCCGACGGAGACATGCCAGCCGAGGTGGTCGCAGACCTTTTTCAAGATCACGCCGCCCCAGATGTCGTCGAACCGGTCGTAGGGCTGGCCCTGTCCCATCAGCGGCAAGTACATCAGCGGCAACGCCTCGCGGCGGAACGCCACGTTCATGGTGCTGATCGGGACGTACTGGCCGCGGGCGATGATGCGGGGATACGCCACGGGGTGAAACGGCCGAAGGTCCGCAGCCAGGACCAGGCTGTGCGGGGCGTCGTAGTCGCCAACGGTCTGCCACAGGCCGGCATTGACGTGGACGGACTGGAGACAGCCCCGGTTGCGATACGGGACGCCGCGAGCGGTCATGTTCAGCGCGGACGTGACCCAGCGCGGCATCCGCAGCAGAGCGTCCAGGTGGGCCTGCATAAAGGCGTCACCGGCCGGGTAGCAGTCGTCGTCGATGGTGGCGATCACGTCGGCGCCGCGGCGGGCGGCTTCGAGGTAGCCCGCGATCCTGATGCCGGCGTTCTTGCGCGAGACGATCCAGGCGTCGTCGCCCAGGTCCCGTTCGATCGAGTCCCACGACAGGACGCAGGCGGCCTCGGGCACGCGGGGCGCTTCCGAGGCCGGTCCGTCCCATACGACGATCAGCTCGTCCCAGTCCTTCGCGGACTGCCACCGCTGGCAAAAGGTCTCCAGGCAGTCGGCCCGGTTGCTGGGAATGACAAGCACGTTCATGCGTTCACCTCAAATTTGACCATCGGATTGGAGCGTTCGACCTTGAGCCCCACGGCGGAGCCGGCCTTCGACTTGATGTAGCCCGCTCGCTTGCGGGCCACGAACTGGCCCCACTTGCGATACAGCCGTTTGGTGCTCTGGTTGAACCGGTCGTGAGACAGCTGGCCCGCATTGCCGCCGCGGCCGGCGAAGATCCGGCCGTGGTCGAAATACCACCGCATGTCCTGCAGGCAGATCCGATCTTCGAGCAGGGTCTGCAGGGCGAAGTCGATGTCGGCCCGGCCGGGCAGCTCGGGATCGAAATGCCGCTGCCGCGCCGGCCCCCGCAGCCCGAACGAGCACATGACCGGCGCGGTGAACCGGAACGGCAGGTAATCGGGCTCGATGTTCACCACGTTGCGGGTCCGCGACCAGCAGAAGACGCCGATGTCCAGGTCCGCGGCCACCTGGTGGCCGTTGTGGATGATGTGGGCGATCAGCTCCGGGTCCGTCACCTTGACCTGCTTTCCGATCTGCGGGTAAACACCCTTCATGTCGTCGTCCACCATCACGAGGCAGTCTTCCTGGATCGTCTGGTTCAGCCAGTTACGGATCGCGATGATGCCAGGCAGGTTGTCGTGGACCAGCAGCCGGCCGGCGCCAACCGCGGCCGCATAGTCCCGCTCTTCCCGCTTGGCCACGCACACCACGGCGTCAGGCAACAGCGAGAGCATCCGCCGCATGTTCTTGACCCTGGCCCGCGACGGGACCACGATCTTCCGTGACTCGCTCATTGATTAACCCCTGAATCAACTCGATCAGCGTCGAGGCTTTCACGCCGCGGCCGATCCCGAATTTCGGCTTCCGTGTGCTGCGCCGAACCGTCTTCAGGTCCAGCAGGTCCATCAGGATGTTCCATTCGTTCGTGTTGCTGGCCAGCACGATCACGTAGTCGTAGTGTTCGTGCGGCCGCAGGTACATCGCTTCGGGGCCTTCGGTGGCGTCCTCTTCGCCAGTCGGTTCCTCGGCCGCCGCCCGGTCGAGCCGGGCCATCATCTCGTCGATCAGCTTGCGCAGCTCGGCTTCCTCTGCCTCCAGGCCGCCCAGCAGTTGCCGCTGCAGGTCTTCGTCCGTCTCCGCCATCTCGGCGGTCGGGTGCAGCGTGGCGATCACGATGTCCGCCTCGGCTCGCGTCAGGTCCGTGACGGCCACGGGCCACACCTGGTCCGGACCCAGCCGCTGGCGGAGGTGGCCGTCGTACAGCATCAGCCGCGACGAGTCGCCCGCCGGCCCCAGGCCGTCCGCGGGGAAGGCGAGCGCCACGTCGATGATGCCGACCTCCTGCAGCAGGCCGGTGACGGCCGCGCCCTGCTCTACCGGATGCGTGCGGTAGTTCAGCGGGTGCGGTTCGCACTCACCGATGCGGACGCGGCGGAGTTCTTTGATGCGGTCGCGGAAGGCCATTTGGTTCGATTAACCCCAAAGGAAGGAGTATGTATGGTATGGGGGCTATGGGGGGGGGAACTGCCCTGTTGCTGATCAATAAAGAACCTGCCCTAGGGGGGGTGTGCAATGCGTCTTTCCCCTTCGTTTTCAGCCCGATTCTGTGTTGCCAACGATGATGTCTCGAAACGGTTTGACGGGGCAATCTACGAGGCAGGCCGGTCCTTGCGGGGACGAGCAGCGGCAATCTTCGCACTCCAGCGTTTTAATGCGGCTCTCCAACTCTTCTGCCCTTTGAATCCTGTTTCCGTCCTGGTCGTATCCTGACGCGATGTAGGCCAGTAGGAATGGACGATAGGCCGGTCGGATTCCCTGATGCTGCAGCTGGAAGTCGATCAGGTGGGCGATTTCGGCGGCCGTGACTCGCATCATGCTTCACCCGGGGGTTCATGCCTGCCGTGTGTCTCGGGTGTCCCGTGTATCGCTGTCTTTCCAATTCCGGCCGCAGGGGGCGTCTTGGATCGTGTCCGAGACCCTTGCCAGCGTCCGCTCGACTCGTTCGATCAGCTGGACCAGCGTCGTGAGCGTGAAGTTGACGATCTTGTAGAGCGCCCACATCATGGCGCCGATCAGGACCAGCGTCAGGGCGGCCCACAGGCCCCAGCGTTCGGCCATGTTGCTGAACACGCCGACTTCGCTGTCGGCTGCGAGCAGCACCGTGGAAAGCGAGGCGCAGGAGCCGACGATGATGAAGTAAACCAGTTTGGCCATGTGAGTTCGTTTCTATCGCTGAAGTCTATCGCTGTAGTACGGACATGATGATCGAAAGAGGCCGGCCGCAACCCGAACGTTGCGGCCGGCGGGGGGGCAACGGGCAGAACGCCAGACGAGAATCAACGGCAGAACCGCCCGACGGCACGCGCGGCTCTGCGGAGCGGTTTGGCGGCTCGGAGGGCTCGGATCGGCGCAGCGGCGATGCGGGCGGCGTTGCGCAACGGTTGACCGGACTTCAGCCTCGTTGCCGTTGGCTTGGCGGCCGCTTGTGGGACGGCACAGCTGCGAGACTGGCAGGCGGCTGCGGGCGCGACGTACGCGGCGATGGGCGCGTCGAGAGTCCAGCTTTGCTCCGGGGCAACGGGCAGCGGGGCGTCGGCGTGGCTGGCGCAGGAACAGGCCGCCAGCGTCAGGGTGACCAGGGCGAGTAGCAACAGGATCGGTCGCATGAAACGGTTCTCCAAAAGTGAGGGTGGGAAAAACGGTTGGTGTTTGGTAGGTCCCCGCCTGGCGCCAAGGAGTAGGCGGGCTTGGCGCTCAGGCGGGGAAGCGGGGCACGGCCCGCGGCGTGTGCTCAGGCGACGGAGAAGGCTTCCGCCATCGCTTGGGCGTAGACGTTGCCGGCGTCGCCGTCAGCCAGCAGTTCTGCTCGGTCGTTCAGTTCGTCGAGCATGGCGGTCATCAGGGCGGTACCGGCCTTCTGGACGCGGCGGAAACCGTCGATGCCGGCCTCGCGGACCGCGCGGTTGCAGCGGATGCGGAGTCCGACCAGCTGCAGGGCGGAACGATCGCCTTCGGCAAACGCCTTGAGTTCACTCGGTTTGTCGAAGCACTTCGTGATCAGTTCGACAACCGCGGGCAGAACCGCTGGCAGAACCAGTTCGATCCAGCCGACCTTTTGCGCGCGGGCCGCGACGGCACCGGCATACGCTTCCAATACTCCCGACATGAGAATTCCTCCTTAGCACAAAATATTGACCGGTTTCTTACCCCAACGACGCACTCGAACGGGGGTTGTCAATGCGCGCTCGACGCTCCACCCTAACTTCAACCGTCCGAATATCACTAGCCTGGAAATACCAAGCATTTCTCCCCATTCAGTAACGGACCTCGTTTGGCCATTGAACGTCACTTGGGTTCCATTTGTCTTGTTCCTGTTCTGCTCCTTCACGGTTGCCCAGCGGCAGTTTTCAGGCTCGTATCCTCTGTTCACATCAATACGATCGAGAGACATGCCTTCCGGACGTGGCCCCATGTCGTTCAAGAACGATTCAAACGACGCCCACCGCTCGCAGACGACAATTCCACGTCCGCCATAATGTGAAAACTGCGGGTGTTTTTCGCTGTAACAGCGGTCCATCATGTGCTGCCATGATGCGTACTCTCGTCTATTTGAAACCGCCGCTCCTTTCCATCGCTTGTCCCTCGATCCTTCACGGCAAACGATTGCCGACTTCCCACAACCTGTTATCGCGCCAACCGCAAGATGATCGATCCGCACAGCTTTCTCGAAGCCACAAGAACACCTGCACCAAGCAACTGGACGAATCCGCTTTCCACGCTGCTCACGCCCAAGGGATACGACCGTCAAACTTCCGTACTGATTTCCAACTTGGACAGTGTCAATCAATTTGTTGCGCTTACCCACGTCGAGCCTCCGTAACAGGCTTGACCACGCCCCTGTGGTAGCCGCCACGCGGGGCAAATCTGCTAAATCACCCCAATGTTGGCAGTCCAATATCTGGGCGTGTAGCGACTTCGAGGATTACGTACATCACAAGGCTTCCAAACACTCGTTCCGAGTCATAGCCGAATCCAGAGTCTCCGAAACTCTCTCCCCAGCTGTTCGCATAGGCGGCGACAGGGCTGTTGCCGCTGAAGTCCAAGTACACATACGGCACGCAGTGCTTGGACCGGCCGACGATGCCCGTGCGGCGTTTCAGCAGGGCGCTGGCGATCATTTCGGTGCCCTGGGCTTTCGCGGCCCGGGTGACCCGGAACAGGCGCGCGGTGTCCTTCCAGCCGGCGGGACGGGACCAGCGGTAATCCAGGCCGGGGAAGCACACCGGATAGCGGCGGCGGTTTTCGGGCGTATCCAGCGGCAAGGGACCGGTCTGCTGGGCGAAGGCCATGCCATCGGAGATGTAGGCGCCCGACATCAGCGTGCTGCCGATCTGGTCGTAGATCGACATGCCGCTGAGGGCCACGCGGTGCTTGCGGCCGTACACGCGATTGCAGTGGCTCTCGACGGCCTGGCCGGTGCCGAAGCCCACGCAGCCCGAGGTGCGCCCCTGCGAGTAGATCTCCGCGATGGTCGCCCGCAGATCGGCGCGGATCGCCAGGGCCAGGTCCCGCCACTGGGAACGAGGCACCATTTCGTCGCGGCAAACCTCGTCGTACCAGGGCAGGGAATCGTAGGCGGCCAGCAACTGGCTCTCCGGCTGCATGTTGCAACCGAGGCCGTGGTCGTCGGGGACAACCGCCTCGAAGTCCAGGTCGATCCATTGCGACAGACTCACTTCGTCACCTCCGCGACTTTGGCTTCGATTTCCGCAGCCGTTTTGGCCAGCGGGCCGTTCCACAGCAGCACGGCTCCGTTGCCGTCCGCCTTGGCTCGCGAAATGAACACCCACGGCAGCGGTTTCCCGGCGGGGATCTTGGCGACATACGCCTTCACACGGGCATCGTCGGCCGCGGGGCTGAACTCCAGGTGCGTCACGTCGCTCTGACGGCTGTCGGACCAGGTGCGGAGCTTCGAGAGCACTTCGGCCTCGTCGACCGTCAGATCGGCTGCGTCGCGGATGATCACGATCGCCACCGGGCCGGTGGTCTGCGACGGCGCGATCGGAACGTCTTCCGGTTTCGGCGGAGCGACCGGGGCCACGGCGCCCAGCGTCTTGACGGTCACTTGCGGCTGGGGGAACTTCTGATCCGGCGGGAAGTAGAGCACCAGGTACGCTCCGGCCGGGCCTTCCCAGACGATGCCGGCGCCCTGGTTGATCGGCTCGGCGGCGACGGGCAGCATCGAGGGCGAGGCGAACACGAGCCAGCCGCCAGCCTTCTCGGCGATCACTACGCCCACGGCCTTGTCGGGCGCGGACGGGAACTCTTTCGAGGCCGTCAGCGACTGGCCGTAAGACGCGGCCGTCAACAGCAGAGCGGCGAGAAAGGCGAGCGGTCCGAGTGGTCGCATGTTTCGTACTCCGCAAGGCCGGGCGGCATCCTGCCCGCATCTTGCTCCCGGCAAATCCAAGAAACAAAAAAAGCCCGCAGGAAGGCGACACTCCCACCCGACCATCACTGTCGGATCAAGTGCCGCCATCCTGCGGGCTCTGTTTTGAATTTAGAGTCAGGCGCGAGAAGTGTCAATCGCATCAGCCGATTTTTTCTCACGATGTGATTTGCATTCGTTAGTGAGTTTACGCAACTCACTGCGAACGATCGTCATATCATCGGGCGCCGAGATCTCAAGTCTCGCTCGCCCACCCACAACTCTCACCTTGATGTGGATATGATCTCCGATATCGACGCCCTCTCCGTTGCTGCGAGTGAGTACCAGTGCCATGTTGCTTCCTTTCGATTCGAGTACCTCGTTATCTCTCGCCGTCGAGAATCACCTCCGCCGCCGCATCGTCAGCATCTTCGACCCGTTCGTCGAAAGCGCCGAACCGGCTGAGCACGCTGACCTCCGGAACAACCCAGCGTTTTTCGGGCGTTCCCGCTCGTTTCCGCCGCTGCTGCTCGCTCCAACCGGCCTGAATCCGCTCGCAGGCACGGCGGATTTCCTGCTCGGTCGGCGGGGGAACGGTTGGTATCCCATCACAATCTCGATATCCGGCCATGCGTTGACTCCTTTCGCTTGACTCGATTGCTCACTACTGGAACGGAAACGGCCTGCTGGAACGGCGGTGGAACAAAGCAAGTCGTTACGCACAATGAACTTACGTCGCGTGTTCCACCTGTGTCGCTTGTTACGCCGAAAAATGGAGGCCATACATGGAAAGATCAACTTGGGGTCACATACACGGTCATACATGAAAAAACTCATGCGACCCTCAAAACACTGGTACAGGTGGAACAAGAGGAACAGAGGTATAAAGAGAGGAGGAGGAGAGAGAACTTAACTTATTATATATCAATACCTTATCTCTTATCTCTATTACCATTACTTCTTGTTCCACTTAGTGTTCTACCTGTTCCAGTAAACCTCAGAATGATTCACTATAAGAGGGGTTCTGTTGTTCATGTCCTACCTGTCCCATGAAGGTCGAAAGAAACTCGTCCAGCTGAAAGGCGATGCAGCCGATCGGTATCTTCCCGACTCGTTGCTTGATGTACTCCGCGCCAGTCACTCGCCGCAGGTACTGGTCGATCGGCTGTCCTTCCCATCGCGAGCCCTGCAGCAGCTTCTCTTTGATCGTTCGGTAGGCGAACAGGATCATGGTCGGTCCAGCTCGATAGAAGATCCGAATCCCGTAGCTTTCCAACGTTTCCGACCACTCATCCCGCTCGCTTTGGGAATTCGCGTGCGAGAGGATGAAGTCCAATGCCTGTGCGACGGTCTTTCGCTTGGTCTGCCACTGGACGTTCGCCGTCAACACATCCGAGATCAGCGTTGTTTCATCCGTCTCGACCGGGGTGTCCTGCTTGGTTTCCAAGAGCATGGTCTGCAGGAGTCCGGCAGCGGCTTCGGCGTCCATGCCCAGCAGCGTGGCGATCATCGCCGCTGGCACGGCGTAGCTTTCGACCAGCCGTTGGTCCACGTCGTCGATCTTTTCGTCTTTCAGCGCCAAGGCCGTTTTGCGGGCCTCCCTGCAGGCCCAGAGAGCCGCGGCGAGGCTTCGCTGGCCTAGATCGCGCAATTCGTCCGGCGACGGCAGGCGCAATTTCCCGGCCAGTTCGCTTAGCGGCTTCTGCAGGTTCAACATGATCGCCCGGTTCCTGTCGGCCTGGTCGTCATAGGACAACGAGATCCCGGCCACCCACACGAGATGGCGCAGGGTGAACTCCATCGCCTTGCCCGATCCGGTCCCGCGGAGCGCCGCCGTTCCCCGGCTGGCCGAGCGAAGCATTTCCAGGATCTCCCGCTGGCGGGCGACCTTGGCGCGATTCTTCGCATCCACCTCGTCCACGATCACCACGCTGGCGGAGTTGCAGATCTTCTGCCTCAGTCCCGCCGCGGTCGTGTCCGAGGTCATGATCACCAGGCCGTGGAACAGTTCCGTTAGCGCCCCGCAGAGTATCGACTTGCCCGTGTTGGTCGCGCCCAGCACGTCGATTCGCGGCCGCCACGCCCAGATCGTCTGGACCCACGTGGCCAGCACCAGGCCGGAGGCGATCAGAGCGTCGTGCTTTCCCTGCCAGCGCCAGCGGCGGAATAGGTTCACCAGGTCATCGGCGACGTTTTCGCGGAACGCAACGTCCTTCGCCTGATCGAGCAGGCCGACGAGATGGTCGTAGTCGTACCACGGGGCGGCTCCGCTCTCGAACGACAGCAGCTGGCCGCGGTGGCGCGGGTGCGTGATGCGTTCGATGTGGCCGTTGTAGTGCATCGCCTCGCTGGCGTTGACGAGCACGACGGCCTGTTCGTCGCGGCCGGCTTCGTCCTGGACCGGCCAGCAGCCGAGCCCCAGCTTGGTCTCGTCGGACAGCAACCGGCAGGACGCCAGCAGCCCGATCGCGCGGCGGACTTCGACGACAGGGTACATGCCCGGCACGTCGTCTTGTGCCGACGACAGCACGCACCGCTTGACGGGCACGCCGAACAGTTCGACAAGGTCGTCGTACTTGAGCCGTGCCAAGCCGTTGAATCGAACCGTTCGCCGCAGGTGGGACGAGTAGGCTTCGATCTGCCGCTCCTCGGTCTTGCCAAGCACGTCGATCTGCAGCAAGTCGGCAATCTGCCGCTCGGTGAAATAGTCCAGATCCGTCACGGGTGCCGTGGCGGCGTCGCCATTGACCGCAGCGGCCGGATACTCGGGGGCCGGGGGCTGCCACACCGGGGCAGCTTCCCACAGCGCCAGCAGGTCCGCGTAGGTTCGCGGCGTCAGTTTCGTTGTCTCGTTCATCGGTCACTCCGTTCGGCTTGCAGCCTGTTCTCCCAACAGATAATCCCGCACGTCCTTGCCGTGCTTCCGCTCGATGTCCCACGGCAGCCGGACGACGCGTATTTCGGCGGCCACGCCGTCGAGTGCCCGGCACCACTTCTCCGCCCCCACCTGCCCGGCGTCATCGCAGTCCCCAACCACGGCGACGCGGAGCCCGGCCAGGAGCTTGGCCTGGTGGGCCTGCACTTCGGCCGTGGCGCCACCGGCCTGCGTGACGATCGCCACGGTCTCGCGTGTTTCCGGGGGCAGCGAGGCCCACAGGGTGAGCAGGTCGCTCGGGCCTTCGGTCTTCCAGACCAGTTCGATCTTGGCGCGGCGGTCCGGATCGCAGAGCAGCATCAGCGACGAGAGCCCCATCAGCGTGCCGGCGGTGGGGCCGACCGACAGATGTCTGGCTAACACGGGAGGCTCGGTCGGCGGCATGTCTTTCGGCGTCACGTCGAACGGCTGGCCTGTCACGTCGAAGACCTGCCACGCCACCGGATCGGCATCGAGGAACCACTGGCCGTAGCACGGGAAGGCGATCACCTGGTGACAGTTTCGCGCCCGCCGCTTTTTGCCGGTCTTCTGGTCGATCCAGCACGGGTAGTAGGCGAGCACGCCGCCCGCCGCCTTGATCGCCTCGACGGTGATGCCGGGCTTGGCCACGATGCACCAACGCTGTGCCAGCACGTCGTTGCCGGGCGTGTCCCAGCTCTGCAGTTCGAGTTTCTCTCGCCAGTCGGTGACGTTCTTGTCTCTGGCTTTTTCGCGGCCGATGGTCACGCCGACCTTCTCGGCGTAGGCTTTTCGCGCGGCCTTCCAGTCCGGGAAGCGGCCGACCTTGACGGCGAAGTCCCACAGCGACATGGTGTAAGCCGCCGCGTCGCTTCCGCCGCTGTCCCCGTAGCAGCCGGAGCGGATGTTGATCCAGGCCGACGGCGAACGGTCCTCGCGGCCGTAGGCAAAGCAGCTGACCATGCCCGACGCCCGCGGCTGGCCCCGCAGGCGGACGCCCAGCAATTCGTATTCGGCCGCGACATCAAGCCGTGACAGGATCTCCGCGTTGATTTCCTGCGGAGTGCGTTGCTCAGCCATCGCCATGCTCCTTCCACCATTTCAACATGACCTTGAACGCCAACAGTTCCGCCCGCCGCCGGTCGCCGGCAAACAGCCAGTGGACGCCGTACCGCTGGGGCCAGGACGCGACGGCGCCCAGGATCGACTCACTCGTGACCCGGCGACCGGCCTCCTGGTCCAGTTCGTCGCAGATCGCGGCCAGGGAGCCTTCCACGATCACGCAGGCAAAGCCCCCGGCCGCGACGACGGCCTGCATCCGCTCGTGCTCGCGCCGGAACCGGGCGTTGCCGGCCGTCACCGAGCCAACCAGGTCGGATGCCGATTTTCGCTCGACAACGAGGCGGTCTTCGCAACCGGCGATCGAGTAATCGCCGGTCTGCAGGGTCGCCACCCGGCGGCGAACGATCCAGAGCCGCCGTTCGACCAGCAATCCCTGGAACGCCCAGGGGGCTTGTTCGCGGGTGTCTTGCAGGACCGTAAAAGGGCAGACGAACAGATCGAGGTCTGCCGCTTCCCGTGCGGGCAGCTTCGGTAACGACGTTGGCAGCCGGCAAATGACCATCTAGCTTCGCCTCTTGATTCTGCGATTGACTGTGAACCCCAGAGCTGTCTGCTCGACGATTTCGATTTCTTGCGTGACGTGGTGCCTGCGGAACTCCATCTTGTTCACGGGGTTGTCCGGCCGCCTGTCGAATCTGAGCACTTCGATCAGGCCGGCGGGAGACCCAGCCTCCCAGGACAAACCGTTCTCCGTGAGCTTGCCCCACCATACGTGGTCGTGCTCGTCCGGCCTTTCACCTGGAAGCCTGAGCACGTAGACCCCAAAGTGCCAAAGCTGGACAGGCGGTCTCTGAACTCTCTGAACCCGCACGGAATGCCCGCAAGTGCAGAGCAATTGGTGGTGGTAATACAAGATCTCGATTTGGTGCGGGTCGGGGATGGCGTTATGCGTCTTCAGTTCCACAACCATTGCCAACTGAAGATCTCGTGTGCCGCAGTTGTCCACGGACGTCTTGTACTTGTGGAACAACCAGTCTGCGTCGTTGACGGTCAAACTGTACTTGGTCGATTCAAGCTCTCGATGGCTTCGGCACCAGAACCCGAAAGGCGTCTCTTCAGCCGAGTTGAGTCTTCCCTTTGTCATGGCACCCTCCATACCACGATCTCGCGCGTCAGCACGAGGCAGCGTTTGTTCTCCTTCGCCCATTCGACCATCTGAGCAGTGCATTGCTGCGACTCGTAAGGGACCGAGTACCGCATCTCTACGGGCAACTTGACGGTCCGGAGCATGTCGCCAACGTGGTCTGTGAAACCACGGTTTGGGGCTTTCCATTGCGTTGGCTGGATGATGAGCGCGATGAATGCTTTCGCCAGCTTCTTGGCAAAGCCGTTGATCGCGCCGGCCAGTGCTCTGTTGAACTCATCCAACGGCATGTTGGCCAAGTCGCTGGCGTCTTTGCTGTACTGACCTTCCGCCTGCTTCCAGTAAGGAGGGTCCAGGTAGATAAGCCGAACATCTCCCCAGCGGCCTTTGAGGTCAGGCAGTCCTTCCGTGATGTCGAGCCTGCGGATTTCTTTCTCGCGTTCGACGATGGGCGAGCGGTCGCTGACGTAATAACGCCGCAATCGCCTGCGGCAAAGGTCGATGGTTGAACCGCCACCAGCAAACGGATCGACAACGATGTCGAACGGTGCTGTGTAGAGGTAGAGCAGGTTGTCCAGCCAGCGGACTTCGGAGTTGCCGAAATGACTTGATCCGGCCGTCTTGGCCTGCTGTTTCCAGATGTTGTAAATCGGTGGCTCGAAATCGGTCGCGTGCTCGGCGGCGGCCTGCTGCGGTTTCCCAAGTTTCGGCAAGTCTGCCGTTTCTTGGGTTACTTGTCGAACAGCTTCCTCGGTCAGGTTCACATCGTCTGCGATCTCCTTGTTGGTCCAGCACGCCAGCCACAGATCGAAGATCCTACGGTTGCGTGCTTCCTTCGCATCCTTGTCCATTCGACTGAGCCATTCGCGGACCGTGCGTTCGGACACGGACAGAATCTTGGCCAGACGTTTTTTCTTTGCGTCACGGTCGCGCTCTGCGGCCGCCGCGTAAATCCTCCGCGCCATGTCCCGCTTGTCCGATTGCGACAGTTGCAAGCCGTGGCTCGCGTTGCGTTCAATTGCCAACTCCAGCAGTTCCGCATCGCTGGCCGTTTTCGTGACCGTGGCTTCGATTTCCTCGGCGCCCCTTTTCTTGTGCGCCGTCCACCGGTGCCAGCCGTCAATCAGCTCCTTGTTCTGGTTTACCTCGATTGGTGGAAGAACGTCCAAGTCCTCCGCGTATTTCTGAACCGTTGCGGCCGACGTTTCGATCCGCGGGTATAGGTCGTCGCGAAAAACGATTTCATCTACTCTGTACTTCACGAGATCACTCCTTTTGCTACCACAAATCCGAATCAGAAATCCTGAGCCGCACGCCGGCCTTTGCCGCCAGTTGGCGGATTGTCTCGACCATCCAGGTCTTGCGGCGGTTGATGAATGGACGGCGACACATACCATCGGCGACGTGCTTCATTCCGACCAAGAAGGCGGCCTTTTGCGCTCTCGAAATGGACGTGTACGCCCATTCCCGACTGCACACACCGAACTCGCCAGAGGCGCCCGGATACTCATCGAGGCACGTAATCACGATGGGAAACTGTGACCCCTGTGCCTTAAAAGTCGTGACGGCATAGGCCAGATCCAGATCGCACCCCGTATCCGCCCGCTCGTTGTCCTTTTGCGGGTCCTGCTTGCCGTTGGCCTTGGCGTGTTCGCCCTTCGTCTCGGGACCGGTGTCGTCGTCTTCGCTGTCTGATTTCCGCGAGCCCCGGAAGACGATCACCGGCTTGTCGCTGCTGGGGAACTGGACGATGGTTTTCTTTTCTTCAGCGTGAATCACGCGGCCAATCTCGCCGTTGGCCACGAGCGTCTTTTCCTCGGCCGACGTCCAGCCCTTTGATGTTGGCCGTTGCACCGCCAGCGGGATGAATGCGTTGCGCAGCTGGATCACCTTGTCACCCGCGCGAAACGGCGTCCGCTTGTCTCCGGCTTGGGGGTTGAGCAGCTCCTGCAGTTGCTTGTTCAGTAGTTTGCGGCTCAGCGTCGAACGGTCGTTGACGGCGACCAGCACCTGCACGTCCCAGATCGCGTCATACGGCGACGAGTCGCGAAGCGATTCCAGCAGGTGGCAAACCACGGTCGGGGCGGTGGCCTTGCTGGCGGGAATCAGCATCAGATTCTTCGGGCCGCCCTCCGCCTGCAGGTCGATCTGATCGTCCGGCTGCCAGGGCTGGCCGTCGCAGATCGCGGAGCACACCCGCACAATCGTGCCCGCGTTGCGGTGGATTTCCTTCAACTCGCCGTAGGGCAGCCCCGCGGCAATCAGGTCCCGCAACGGGGCTCCGTATTCGACCGGCGGCAGCTGATTGACATCGCCCACGAACAGCACGCCACAACCGCGGGCGCGAGCAGCCAACAGCGATTTCAAGAGCCCGGTTCCGCACATGCTCGATTCCTCGACGATCAGGAAGCGGCACTTCAGCGGGTTGCGTTCGTCGTGTTGAAATCGCCAACCGCCTTCGTCGCACGAGGCCACGCCGAGCCCGCTGTGAATCGTGGTGGGTTTGACCCCGCTCAGCTTCGCCTCTGTCATCAGCTCCTTGACTCGCTGGGCGGCCTTGCCGGTCGGGGCCATGACCGCCACGCATTGACCGTGCTGGGCGAGGATCGCACGGACCAGGCGGACAAGCGTGAACGACTTCCCTGTCCCTGGCCGACCGCCCAGGATCGCAACCGGACCGGTCAACGCCGATTGAAGCTGCTCGCGCTGGTGGTCGGTTAGCTCGGCGAACTCGGGCCGATCGAGGGACGGCCACTCGATGACCTCGGTCGCCATCGCATCGACGAGGTGACGGCACACGTAGTCTTCGGCCGCTGCGCGGCGGACATCGGCGGCCCACACCCGGCCGTCGGAATCCTGCCGCGTCATCAGCAGCCCGCCGCGCCGAGCCAGCGTCAGCGCCTTGTCGGGCGAGACGTCGGAGCCGGCCACCGCCGCCTTCAAGTATTCGATGCCCTGTTCCCACTGCACCCAGACATGGCCCGCCTGGTCCGATTCCTTCGTGACCGCATACGTCAGGCAGTACGCCTGCCGCTTCAACCGCTGCGGTTGCTTGCCGAGGTCCAGGTAGAACTTGTCCGCTTTCAAAAATCCCACGCCGCGAAGAGCCATCGCGCGGTAGGGGTCGCGAGTCAGGGTGTCGACCGCTTCCGCTCCCCACAGCTTCAGCGCCTGCCGGACGCACGCTTTGCCGAAGCCGCGGCCGTCGAACAGGTCGTACAGTTGGATCGTGAGGTTTTCGGCCGCTTGCAGCGTTTTCAAGTCTTCAGCCGCTTCGCGGGCTTTCTCGATGGGGAACTTGGAACCAATGGCCTCGCTCGCCCTTTCCGGCTCTTCCCGGAGCACGCGGACCGCGTCGCCGCCGAACTCGTCCCAGAGCAATTCCGCGAAGGCGATGCCCACGTGACGGGCCTGCTGGAGATACTTCACGACGCCGGCGTGGCCATGCGGCTGAGCGGGTGCGAAACTGTCGAAGCGAAAGGCGTCACCGAACTGGTTCGATTCCCAGCGGCCCCAGAAGCGATACGGCAGCTGCGGCTTCATCTCGCCCGGGTCGGCATCTCCCAACAGCGAGAATTGCCGCGGAAGCTGCTGGTTGACCGGCATTCCCTGCCGCGCCTTGGTGATCGCGAAGGACTCGCGGCGGTATTTTTCTTCGAGCGGTACGGCACAGATTTCAGTCAGTCGTGAAGCCATCGTTGCAACCCATTCCGTGTGATCTTCCCTGCCTGCAGCCGCTCACCCGGCGCAGACAGCGAGCGCCCTGTCGGCGGCGGTGTGAAACCAAAGAGAAAGCCCGGCGGCGGGACGCTGCAAGAAACCGCCGCCGGGCGGTAGCGAGGAACGGAGCGGAAAACTCGCTACCAACTCATCGACGCCGCGGCGGCGGGCGTCGCGGGGCGGGCGGGAGCCGTCGGCCGTTGCACCTGGTGCTGAACCGGATGCTGGCCGGTCGGGGCTTGCAGCATCGCCAGGAACTTCGGGTCCTTGGGGATGTCCTTCGCCTTGGCGTCGAACACGCCGAACGTGCGGAAGCCGAGCCGCGGGAACGGGCCGGGCTTCTCCGGGTCCACCTCGTACTGGCCGCTCACCGGGTGCTTCCGCTGCTTCAGTTCCATCTTGATCAGCCCGCACAGCTGCCGTCCTTTCAGCAGCGCTTCATTGACGTCCAGCCCGACGCCGGCATCCGACGCGTCCTTGCGCTGCTGGGCGGTGATCAGCCCGCACGCCTCGGCGATGTTCAGGAACATGTCCACGCGGCCATCATCCACGTTGAAGATTTCCGTGTGGGTCTTGCCGATCTGCTTCGGATCGGTGCAGCCGAGCACGCTGAACTTGATCTTGACGGCCGTGCCGTACTGGGTCTCGATCGTCGCGTCTTCGATCATCAGGTGGACTCCGCAGTCGATGTCGATCATGCGTTGTCCGGATCCTTGAGCACATTGAACCATTGAACTATCCTCCGTTGCTAAGAGAACTCGAACCAAGAACATGGGCCAACCGAGCGAGCTGGCGGCCCGTCAACTGCAAGTCGGGCGGATAGGCAATCTCCCCGCCCTCGACAAACCAATCACAGATCGCCTGCCACACGGCCGGGCGTCCGTACACGTCGGCCAGCCGCTGGACTTCCGGCGGCCAGGCCAACGAGTCCAAGTACATCAAAAAGGGAGCGATTCAGTCTCCGCCCGCGGGCACGCCAGCCGTTCCAGCTCCGCGATGCGATCGGCGGCCTGCAGAAACGTGAGCGATTGGGCGGAGCCGTACCCCAGCGAGCGAAGCCACTCTTCCTGCTGGACGGCGGCCTGGTCGGCGTACAACTCGGTCGTCAGCTCGCGGATGCGGTCTCGCTGCCACTGCTGAATCTTGCCGTTGGGCGTCTGGCCGTTGCCGCTGCTTCCGTTGCCGTTATGACTGGGCTCGGGCTGTGGCTCGGGCGGGGGCGGCGTTGGCATGGTCCGCTCGTGCTTCATCAGGTTCAGCTTGGACAGCACGCCCATCGCCTCGGCCTCGGTCAGCCCGGCCGGGTCGTTGGTCGCGGCGTTTTCCAGCAGCCATTCTTGCGCCGCCTGGCCGCTGGGGAACAATTGCCGCATGAGCCCCGGTTTTTCCGCCGAACCAACCAGTTCTGCGATCTGCTGCGAGGTAATCATCGGCTTGGTCTGGGGGACCTGTTTTTCGTCTGGGCTCGCTGTGGCGTGCGTGGGGGCCGAAAAAACCGACGTGGAGGCCGCTTGTCCTCGGTTTTGTGCCGCCTGCTGGGCTTGAATCTGCGAAAGTCCCGCTGCCGCCGCCATTCTGGCCAGCTCCAACGCCGACAGATGGGCCTGCGCCGCTTCCGCCTGGTTGCGGGCCGTTTCCTGGGCGATCAGCAGCTTCTGATCTTCCGATAGCGACTGGTCTGGCAGCCGTTCATCCGCGGCCAGTTGGGAGAAGTTTGGCGGGTTGGCGATGTACTCGCGAATCCTGTCCGGCGTGCAGACCGGCAACCGCGGCGGCAGGATCGGCCGATCGTCGTCGCCCGTGGCGCCGAACCGCACGAGCCGCTCCTTCTTCAGGATCGCGGACGGCAGTCGGGGGGCTTCCTTCCCCTTGGCCTTCGGGCTGCGATCCAACTCCAGATGGACCGTGGCCAGCTTCTCCAGCACGTCGAGCCCCTCGGCCACCTGCTTGCCGGTCTTGCTGCCGGCGGCCCATTCGTTCTTCAGGTGGACCGTCAGAACGAAGGTCTCGAACCGCAGGCGGCATTCGACCGACAGGATGTGCGAGAGCATGGCCTTGGCATCCGGCCAGAAGAACATCGTGCTGGCCTTCTGGTACTCGTTGTGCGTGCGGCCGAACGCCTCCGGATGCCGCTTCAGCCAGTCCAACATGCCGTCCTGCAGCGGCGTGAACGTATCGCACACGCCGACCGCGTACTGACCCGGCTCGACCGCCAGCAGCGACATGAACCAGGCCCGGAACATGGCCGCGGCGGGGCTGTCGTTGCAGTCGGCGTTTTCTTTCAGGATCCGCAGCCACCGCGGGTCTTGCGGACCGGCGGCGAGGGCTGTGTTATGAACCCCCTGGGCCACGGCCGCCCGAGTGTCCTTGTGGACAAAGTTCAGCGCCCCGGCGTAACTGTCGCTCGATCCTTCCTGATCGTAGACCAGCGTCGTCGGCTGCACTTCGCTCGACGGCCGCCGCGTGTTCGGATCAACCGTGAGCCCAAACAAAGTCTTCCCCGAGTTGACAGGCCCGGACACCATGATGACGGGAATCCGCTGGCCCGACCAAAGATTGAATTTCATAAGTCCCTCCGTTACCTCTCCAGACATACCGATCCCAGATACAGCAGGGTGGCAGCCTGCGGCCACGTTCGTCTCGCCAGCGATGCCGAAGCGAAGTCCGAAAACGTGCCCAGCAGGCAGCCACTCGTCGAAAAAACGCCCCACATCACGCGGCCTCCATGCGATCCGCCAGCCGGACGCACAGCCAGACATCCTGGTGCAGATACGCCTCAGCCGCTTTGCGGTTGTCGCGCCAGAGCCTGGCGAACTCGGCGCCGCTGACCCCCGTGCCTTCCGCCTCCGTGACCTTGCCGGCAATCCCGAACGCCCTGGCCAGCCGGTTTAGTCCGATCATGTCTCGCCCGTGGAATCCCCAGACCTGCATCAGATCGACAACCAGGTCGGACCAGTAACGGCCCTTACGCAAGCCCGCCGGAACCGGCACGCCCAACAGCCACGAGCGGCGAACCAGAAAGGGCAGATCGAAGTGGCACACGTTGAAGCCGATCAGCGGCAGCCGGTCATGCAACGCGTCTTCGACGTTATCCCACCACTCCCTCAGTCCGGCCTGTTCGTCCTGGTCGCAGTCGATGATGTCCGGCGATTCCATCTGGTCATCGCGCAGGAACCCGATGGCCACCACGCGGCCGGTTGTCGCGTCCAGGGCGGCGCGGCTCTTGAAGTCCGCGAAGTGTTTTTCTTGGGCCGCGATTACATCCGCCGCGTAACGCTGGACGAGATCGTCGTGAGCCTTGCGAGCTTCCTCGATCTTCGCCTTGCCCTTTTCGCTCGTCGGTCCGCCGATGTTGCCGCACTTCACGGCCGTCGGGTCGAACGGACCGGGGGGCGGCGGCGGCTCGAACGACGGCAACCGCTCGCGCAGAACCTCGTCGTCCAGCCCGCCCGTCTCGATATCAAACGCAAGATACATCTGTCGTTTCCTCCACAGGAAAAAATGGACGGTTACAGAATTGCGAACGGGTCATCGCGACGGATGGCCCGCACTTGTTGAACGCCGAGGATCAGCCCCTCTCGGATCGCCTGACGTTCCATTTCCACCCGGTCGGCTTTCATCCGACCGACCAATTGCCGCCGGAATCGGCAGTAGCAGGACGGACATTGGCCGCGCCGCAGGTAACCCGACTTTCCGCAGACAAGACACTCTCCAGCCTTGACGCAAGCTAGAACCTGAGCCAGCTTTTCCGGTTTCGCTCTCCCCTTCATCACACGCCTTTCCACCACTGAAAATATGGAAGTACCCTCCCGATTGGCGAGCGGCTCTGGGGTCTGCCGATGATGCGTTGCGACCGCCTGATCGTGCCGTGCTCGCCGCTGCGGGCCAGAAACTTCACGGATTGTAACGGCGATTAAATTGCTTTCAACGTAAGTTGCGACGTATTTGCGCCATATCTGCAACATATACGGAACGCACGTACACTTAAGTTAATGAAGCAATTAAGACTTGCGTCGTGAAAAAAATTTTGGTAAATTTTTCCGACATGAGCACAAAACACCCCGAACCGTGTCTGTCCTGCCGCGAGCAGAAGGTCATTTACGCCCGTGGGCTCTGTTCCTCGTGCTACCAGAAATGGCGGCGGGTCATGAAAATGATCCCGTCCCATCGCCGCGCCGAGGCTGAGCAGAAGCTCATCTCCGGAGGCAAGTTGCTGGCGGCGGATGCTGGCCCGAAGCCCGAATCCAACCCTTTTGTGCGGGACTTGGCGGAATTCCTGACCGGAAGCGAACGCATGGTGGAAGCGGAGGCCCAAGGCCACCAGGGTCAGCAGTCCGAACCGGCCGCAGGCAAGAAGAAACGCGGCAGATCCAGGCAAACGGAACTTGGGCCGAAGCGCTGAGGCGAGCAGACATGCTCTCGGCCGACGGCAAGAAGTGCCGGGCCGAAATACGAATGTGACCAAAGGTGTCACGCAATTCCGCTAGCAGTGGAGGCATACTAAACATGTTTTCACTTCTATAGAGGAAATCACCGATGCGTCAGATTCGTTACCAGCTGTGGAGCGTGGACCCGATTGACCCCAATGATGAACGGCCGCTGTTTGGGAGCTATACCTTGGAGGCGTGTCGGCGAATCATCGCCGTCTACAACACTCGGGACCGCTGCCACCGGCTGCTGATCGCCAAGCCCGTGGAATGTCAGATCCCGGCCTGCCACTGTTACACCTGCCAGATCCACACCACCAAGTCCGACAAGGTGTTCGTCCGGAAGATCCAGGCGGCGGACGCTTATGCCGCCGCCCGAGACTGCATACGGCGTTTCCAGGCCGGCATCGACGAAGTCGCCGTCTGGCTGTACGACGAGGATCGCGAGGCCGGAGCGCTGCCCGTTCTGCTGCTTCATCGTGACGGGAAGCTGTGGAGAGCCAGGCGGATCGCGTCCTGAACCTCGCCCGACCGCGGAGAACCCCGGTTGGGCGTTTTGACGAACCCCCGCGTCGCCGTCAGATCCCGGCGGCCGCCAGTTCGGCCTCGGCCCGGGCGATGTCCCGCGCCCGCTGCCTGGCCGAGCGGACGGGGATCTCCCGGCCGTCGGCCGCCGCGGTGCTTCGCTCGATGAAACGCTCAATCGCCTCGTGGGAAGTGAAGCGCCTGCCGCCGACCTTGATGGTCTCCAGCCGCAGGCCGCGGACGCCGTTGTTGACCCACCGCCAGACCGTGGCCACGTGCGGCCGTCCGGGGAAGATTTTGGTCGCTTCGGTGATCGTACAGAGGGTTTCGTTTTGGAATTCGATCGACATGGATGCACTCCGACAAAAAAAGGGCCAACGAGGAACGACGACCTCGCTGGCCCATCTTCTGTTTCGAAGTGCGCAGGCAAGGTCATCACTGCCCTTGCCGGAATTCGTTTGTCGCTTGGACATCACACGACACCGATTGTTAACGATGTCGGTCCCTTCCCTGAGTTGTCCACGAGGGGCTATCGCTTACTTGCTTCACCCCCAGACAAACGCCGCACCGGTCCGGTGACCGCGCGTCCTCAGCCCACCCCACCGCCGAGACGGCCTTCGCTCGAAAGCTACTGCATCCCGGTTCGGAGCCGGGAACGGATCAAGCTGGTTCACCGCACGCGAGCGGGTGACTCACGTGGGGATACGTACACTGTAGCAAAGCATCGCCCTGGCGTGCAAGGGTCGGCAAAAAAATCATCCCACCTGCCGCGCGACCTCGACCGCCAGCCGCTGGTCCCGTTCCGCGTACACCTGCGTCACATCGGCCTTGCTGTGGCCGAGGACCACCTGGGCCGCCTCCAGCCCGAACTTCTGGCGGACCGTCGTAGCGGCGTTGTGCCGCAACTGATTTGGATGCCAGGGCTCAAGCAACGGCTGGCCTTGCTTCCGACGTAGTCGGTTCGCTCGGTTAACGGCAGACTTAATCCGATCGTGGTACGCTCGCGAATTGAATCCTCGGGGGCTCCGCGGTGCCCGAAAACAGGGTAAGTCGTCACCGAAAAGATACGGTTTCAAGATTTCCTGCGCCTGCGGACCGATGTAGACAATCCGCTGGCGGCCGTGATGTTCGGTCTTATGTTCCTCGGGAACGAATCGCCAAACGTCCCCGGTGCGGTCGATGTCCTTCGGCCGCATACTGCAGACTTCGCCAGGTCTGGCCCCCGTGAGCCGCTGGAATTGCACCATTGCGGCGACCACGGGCTTCAGGTGTGGCAAGGTCGCATCGACCACGGCATCATCGACCGGCAGCACCGGAGCGGTTTCTCGGGCGGTGGTTTTCCCCTTAGCCAGACCGGGAACGACAATTAGGCGGTGGTAGACTTCGGCGGGGACCAATTCCTCCGCAGCGGCCCATTTGAAAATGTGCTTGATCCGGCCCGCTTGCTTGTTGACGTAGTTGCGGGAGTTACCCGCCAAAACCATCTGGTCCCGGACTGCCTTCAAACCCTTCGGCCCGAAATCTGCGGCTCGGGTTCTGCCGTACAGGTCTTTGAGGTATCGCAGCACAACCTTATAGCTGGCCACTTCGTCGGTGACTCGACCGCGCTTGACGTAGTGCTTGGTGGCGTGACGGAGAAACGCTCCACACACCTCGGTGATCGTGATATCGACCGCGGGCGTGATGCGTGTCGGCCGATCATCGGCAACCCATTCGGCGATCCGCCGCTTGTATTCCTGTTTACTGGCGGCGGTGCCAAATTTCCCCAGGTAGAAGTCGCGTCCACCAATCCGTACCACAGCTTGGCCTGACGCGTGTTTGCGATACTTCGGAACGGAGTTTACGAGTCTCGGCATAGTGCAGCCCTTTCGGCAACCGGACCGCAAAATGGTAGGCTACCACTTTGCGCCCCGTTGGTTTTTCCGAAAAAACGCCGCACTTCCGAACGTCGGAAGGTATCGTAAGTCTCTACTCGGCTTGAAGTTACGTTGTCAGTGCGGGAAACAGGACTTGAACCTGCACGACCTTTCGGCCACTAGGCCCTCAAGCTAACGCGTATACCTCTTTTGGCGATTTCTGTCGCGTTGGAGCCGCATTGATTTCACGTTGTAAGTATTGCAGTGCAAAGCGTTTGCGTTATTATTACCTGAAAGACGCGTTGCGGTGACGCGGGGGTCAAGTTGGAACGGATTGCAGAAAAATTGCAGAAAAGGGGCTGAGCATGGCGTCCATTCAAAAGAAGGGGGATGGCTGGTACTGCCAGTTCTTGTACCGCGGCAAACGGCACACGTTCACCATCGGGAAAGTTGATGACGAGGAAGCGGAAACCAAGGCGAATCAAATTGATTACCTGCTGATGCGGATCCGCCAAGGGCTGCTCACCGTGCCGCCCGGCATCGATATCGTGTTGTTTCTACAGCACGACGGCAATCCGCCGGAACCCGTTGCACAAGCAGAGCAAAGCGAGCCGCAGATCCTGACCCTGGGCGGCCTTCGCGACCGCTACCTGGAAACACACGGGAACGGGAGCCTGGAGCCGACGACATTGAGCTTGATCAAAACACATTTTCGGCACCTGGTGGCCACCCTCGGCGAACGGTTTCCTATCGGCGAACTGGGGATGGCGGATTTGCAGAAACACATCAACAGGCGGGCCAAAATGAAGGGTCTGAAACAGGGCAAGCTCTCGCCGACGACCATGAAAAAAGAAATCGTCACCTTGCGGACGGCGTGGAACTGGGGCGTCAACATGCGGTTCCTATCCGGCAAGTTTCCGGCGACGGGTCTCACGTACCCGAAGTTCGAGGACAAGCCGCCATTTCAGACCCGTGAAGAAATCGAGCGGCGTATCGCCGCCGGCGGCCTGAAGAAGAAGGAAATTGCCGAGCTATGGGACTGCCTGTACCTGACACTGCCCGACGTCGAGGATATCCTGAAGCAGGTTGACGAAAAAGCGATCCAACCCTGGGTCCATCCCATGTGCTGCATGGTGGCCTACACCGGGGCACGACGCTCTGAAATGCTCCGGGCATTCGTGACCGACATCGACCTGCAGAACCAGACGGTCCTGCTCCGCGAACGGAAGCGGGCCAAGGGGCGAGCGACGACTCGCCGCGTGCCGTTGGCCCCGCAACTTGTGGACGTCCTCAAAGCCTGGCTTGCGATCCACCCCGGAGGTCAGCACTTGTTCGCTCAAGCGACGGTTGTCGCGCGCAGTAAAAGCACGCGAAAGGCTGCCACGCCGATCACGCCGGACGAGGCCCACGATCATCTCAAGCGGGCGCTGGCCGATACCAAGTGGAACGTCATGCGGGGCTATCACGTCTTCCGCCACTCCTTCATCAGCCTGGCCGCCAGCCGCGGTATCGACCAGCGGTTGATCGACGAGTGGGTTGGCCATCAGACCGACGAGCAGCGTCGCCGGTATCGCCACCTGTACCCGACGACGCAGCAAGAGGCGATCAGCCGGATGTTCACCAAGTAGCTGCGGCTCATCGGAAGCGATGTTGATATGTCGTGGGACCGCTCAACGGGTATCAGTATTCGCTTGGCAACAATGCGGTGATTGCGGACTCGCCGCCGTCTTCGATGATCCACAACGGCGTACGGCCGTCGTCTGCATCGAACGCCTGCCCGTGCTCCAGTCCGTTTGCGGCGCGGGCCGTGTCCTGCAGCGTGGCCAGACACCAAGCGATTTCCTCGCGGGTGTACGTGGCGATCGCCCCAGCCGTCACGCGGAACGGTTTCCCGTCGTCCGGCACAAACAACCAGCGTGAAGACGGATCGTCAAGCGGCGTTTCCTGGGGTCGAAGCTTGAGGGCCATAGGGGTTTACGAAGCGCGATCGTGGCGGATTATATTCCGAGCCAGGTGGCCAACGCAAAGACAGACCGACGGACATCCACGGCCGCCAGCATCATCGTTCCGGCAGCAACCCCTCGCGCTCGATCCGATTAAGCTCCTGGTGCGAAATCACCCACGACTGGTACTTGCCCCGGCCGCTGCGCCGTTTCTCGGCCTTGATCCGGCCGCGACGCGCCCACTCGCGCACGGTGAACTCCGCCTTCCCCAGCAGTTCGGCGACCTCGTCGGTCGAGTAGTAATCCTTCACCGTCCGGAGCTGGATCAGTGTGCCAATTGCCTTCTCGATGCGTTCCAGACGTTCCAAGATTGCGTCCACGATTATCCCCTTGAGTTGCACCACGATTCTGTTTTCAGAAGAAACGACGGTGGCCCCCTGGGGCCACCGTCGCTCGGCCCACCGGCCGTCTACTCGGCCTCGGTCTCCTGCGGCTGCTCCCGCAGCTTGTCCCAGACGTGCTTCAGGCACAGCACGCCGCGGAACGACTTATCGCCGAACTGGACGACGACCGTCCGCTCCGTCGTGCCGCAGATGAAACACCGCTTGTCGCTCACCTCGCGAATCGTCAACATGCTTCCTCCTTTGCTTTTCGAGTTCAGTCAGCAACCAATCGATCAACACGTTCTGCGCCCGGATCACCTGCTTCTGGCTGCGGATCACCGAGCGGACACTCCGCTTTTCCACGAATCATCCTCCTTTCGTTACGAT